ACGTACTGGTGATGGTGACGACTTTTCATTCGTTTCAATAAATTTTCCATTTACTTTTACCCATTTATTCTTTTGCTCTAAAGAACATTCACCACATCCAACTCCAACAGAGTTTGCTCTTTCGCAAGTATATGGTCTTCCTCCAATGCCCATATCTCTTCTTTTTATCCAATCGTTAATATGGGCTGAAGATTTAGATATATTATAGTCTTCGCAATTGCTTAGGATTTCATGAAAATATTCGACTGATTCTTCTGAATAAGTCAATATAGAACATAAAAATAATCTAGCCTCATGCTCTAAGTAATGTTTTTCTTTAGCTTGTTGCTCTAACTTTTTAATTGCGCTGCATTGAGTAAGTAGTTTTTCTTTTTCAAATACTTTTTCTGATTCGCTAAAAGTTTTATTGCCAGAAGAACCGTACTGATTAAAGTGAGAAAATATATCCTTTGGCTTGTTCTTTTCAGAATCAACCTGTCTTACATAATCGGCGTACCATTCATTCGCTGAGTGAGAAAATTCTTGATCATTTACAAATGGTTCATGATAATCTTTACAATAAGATGTAATTTCATCTATGTCGCTGAATAGCATTTCTTTACTAATTATATTCTTGTACAAACCAGTATCTTGGTGCTTAGAACCTTCAAGTCTCCACATTCTTCTAGGGTCATAAACGCTAAAATCTAAAGAAGATAGATCAAGTTTATTCTTAACATCATTAGCGATGTGTCTAAATATAATAGGAAGATTATTTCCCGGGTTAATCCCCAAGGCAATAACTTCACACTCTATGTGGAAACCCTTTTTCCCAGTAAAGTAAACAATTATAGATTGTTCTGGTATGAACTGATTTAAATAAGAATATAACTTTTTTACTTCGCTATAAGAAATCTGCATATCTTCATTATCTATATCAAAATACAAAGAACCAAATCTAACAGCAGATGTTAAGTCTTCTGAGTTAAATCTCCATATGGATGTATATATTCCCGTATTGTTATATTTTTGTGCGTAAGAATTAACCCTACGGTACTCGTACAGCATGGTTCCGTCTTTGTCTTTTTCTCTGATAACTCTCTTAAGGGATGTTACATATCTTGCTAGTTCAACATATTTCCATTGAGAATAAAATTCATTTTTTGATGAGATTTTCATTTTATTTGCGTTTTTCCCAAATCTTCTTTTATATTCCAAACTATGAGTTTGTTTTCGCTGTTCATGTGTTCACTATAGGATCTATAATAAATAGATTCTTTAATATAAAACTCCATATTTTCTATAGCAATCATTCTAGCTGAAATAATTTCATCACTATTCATATTATTGGCTTTCTAAAATCCATCTTTCCTTTAATACGTTATCTCCGTCAACTATATAGTGAAGTTTTGAAGCCATATTATCCGCCAAATGAACAATCATGTCCAGATAAGTAACTGGAACAGTTTCAGGGACAGGAGACCATGGGCCCATATGGCATCGTACTAGTCTAAGAATTGATTGCACTGTCTCTTCATCTATATAAAGGGTTGATGAATTAGCTTCTGAGGTATACTTTCTATCGTTTTCTTGGCATTTCTTTACAAAATTACCAACAGTATACGGATGCAGTGGGTCGTATGTAAAACTTGTTGGGTCAGAACAGGATTCGTCTCCAACACCTTTAGTCACATCATGTAGTAAGCAAGCAGAAAAAACAAGATCTCTCTCTGAAGACGTTAAGGAATATGAATCAGATATGACTTTAGCTGCCCTAACGACTCTCTTTGTGTGCAAAACGTTTCCGCCACCATTATGCTCGTCTGGTGGATGATACTTGCCAGAAAAACTAGAGGGTATAACCCAGAACATTTTAGCTTGCAGAAGAACAGATCTAGTAAATAATTTTATATTTAAATTATCTATCATGTTTATTTCATCTAAAAGTGGTTTAAGTACCTTATCTTCTTCTTCATTTGAATTGAATATGGGTTCGTCACTTAATAGATCATCTAATATTGATTTATTTTTACTCGTCATCTTGATCCCATTCTAGTGTTAGTGCTTCTATTTTCTTATAGGTTGAATCTATTATATCATTGATAAACTGTTCTGGAGATTTATCAAACACATGTGATATTTCAATTATCTTTTCAGTTCTTTCTAAGTTTAATATAAAACCTAGTTGAAAATCTTCATCCATTATTAATTTTTTTCTCAGGTTTCCATTTTGAGCAAGGGGTATCGAATGGGCATTTTTTACAATACCAAGTTAATCCTCTTCTTGGAATAAATTTTTCGGTGTTGAATATCTCATCGCACCAAAACTTTAATGAATTAACGTCATCTTCTAGAATTTCATATTCATTAAACTGTGCACTTTGGCTGGCTAAGTCACAATAGCCAACTTTAAGTCTAGAAATTCTTGTAGGGTTTTTGTGAGAAAACGCTGAATAAATAGTTGTAAAATCAATTTGATTCATATGCTGATGATTATTTTTATAGTTAAACATTAACTTAATTACATAATAATTATTATCTTTATATAATATAATATCAAATTTGTCTTTTATCTTTACATCTTTACTTATAGGGAAAACGAATTCTTCGTTAATAGCTATGGGTATAAAGGATGAATCGGAAAAATGTTCATGAAAAGAAAGAAGTATATTAGCAGCTTTACTGGTTAAACTGGCGTTATTACCATAGGCGCTTTCGTGCTGTTCTGTCATAATATCGTAAGCTGATATATCTTTTGAAAACCATAGCTTTTCCCATCTATTTAAGAGGGAGGCATAAGAGGGCGTATACCCTCCTTGTTTTTTGTAAAAGAAAAAATATACAATATCTTTTATTGTATTTTCAAATCTTTCACTTAATAAATCACGACCACCTATTGTCTCTGGCAGTTGTTGTTCATGTCTATAGTTAAATAGTAAAGAACAAGTTTTAAAATCTTTGATTGAATTTGGTGTTACTAATTTCATTAGCTTAACATACCTCCATTTAATAAATCATCTAGTATAGAATTAGACTCATAGGATTCTTCAGTAACTATTTCGTAGTCTTCATATGATTTTCTAGAATCAACATATCTAACTAGAGGAGGATCGTAAACGAAAGTAGATCCAGTAATTCTGTTTTTGGGGATTTGCAATTGCATGACTGTGTCGTCTTCAGTTTCATCGCCACTAACTAATCTTTTTTCTGTAATAAATATTGTTACTGCACATTTTTGTTGAATAGCTAAAGATCCACCGGTATCAGATTGCTGCACAACTTCTCGTTTTTCTTTCATTCTATTTGAATTCTCTTGAGCAGTAATGATAAGAACGCAATTCATATCTCTAGCCAACTTTTCAAGTCGAACCATCATCTCTTCGAATTCACCCCAACGAGCTTTACCTTTTCCTTTGGTAAACATAGACTGAATCGTATCTATAACTATTACATCTGGTATATCTTTACCATGGCCCAAGATATCTCTAAGCCATTTTTCTAGATCTTCGAAGTAAGGAGTATCGGGATCATGTTTAACCATTAATCTGTCTCCCCATTCTAATAATCTAGACTTGAAAAGGTTTGAGTATTTTAGCTTCTCCTCAACTGACCATCTGTCAGCATTGGCGTACACGTTCTGCCCAATCACTTGGGTCATCAATACTCTCTCCCAGTGGGATTGTGCTTCCTCGAAATTGACATACAAAGCCCTATAGCCTGTACTGACCCAGTGGTTAACTAGGCACTTGGCAAACGTACTCTTACCCTTGCCAGAGGGTGCTATGATAGCGTGTACGGCCCCTTTGAAGAAGCCTCCCTCATCAGTGTACCCCATAGCCCTATTAAGGGCCTTAAATTGCGTAGGCATGAAGTCTGGTACGTTAAGTAGGTCATCTACCCTATTTACCATCTGAGTAGCAGTGGTGACAGTATCTAGTGGATTGTACTCAGTCGTATTCTCTAAGTCACGTATTGAAGAAGCTAGGCTATTGATTCTTTCAATCTCTTGATCACTTTTTATCCCCTTATTTAAAACAAGATGTTTAAGTTCCTCTAAGTAATCTAACTGTTTTCTTTTCGATGCTTTGTGGTTTATTATCTTAGATACTGATTCTTTATTTGATAGTTCTAGCTTGACCAAAGTATCCATCATTGAGTCGACACCAGCTGATCCACCAAGTGCAGTGTGTATATTGGTTTCTGATTCTAACCAGGTCTTAAAAGCTACTGGATCAACTAGGTCCAATTTTGTTAAATCATGGAAAGATAAAATAGCTTCGTAGAATTCACCAATACCCTTTTGATTATGTATAAAACCAACTTCGCTTGGATCTATATGTTCTTTAAAAAATTCAATAGCTCCTGGATCCTTAAATGAAAGAGCAAATAATTGATATTCAATAGGATATTCTTGTATATCAGTATCTTGGTCTGTCATTGGTTTTTCTTTCTCTGCTTCATTTCTCTGTAGAGCTTTTTATTCTGTTCGCTTTTTTTTCTTTTTTGCTCCTGATAAAATTCACTATCAGTTACTTTCTTCTTTAATGGATTAGGCTCTTTTTCTTTCCATTGACTATCTCTAATTGCGGTTAATATTCTAGAGTATACAGACTCCTCTGTCAAAAGATCATTGTAGCGAAATACAACAAGAGCTATACCTTGATCTTTACACATTTGCATTTTGATAACATCTCTTTTTTGAGCTTCTTCAAAATCATATTTAGAATCAAAGAATCTTTCGGTATAATAAAAATGTTGTCTACCGTGAAACTCTGCAGCCAGTTTATAACTAGGACAATAAACGTCTAGTCTTAATCTATCCCCTAAATGATATTCGTTAATAATCTTTTCATTAGGAAGAAGTTTTTTCATTACAGAAGTCAAAGCTGCCTGACCTCTTGATGTTTTTTTCTTTTGTTGTTTAATCCAATTAAGACCTAAATGATTTATTTTTTTATTTAAATCTTTAATTGAAACATCAAGTTCTTTGGCTATTTCAGGCAAAGATAAATTAGAATCTAAAAGAAGATCTATAAGAAAAAGATCATCATCAATTTCTGTATCTATCTTTCTTTTCATTTTCTTTTTCTCTCATTTTATTAAGATAATTAGTTCTTGCAAAAGAGAATACTTTGCCTAGATCTATCATTGACATGTTAAGCTCGTTCCATATTTTAGCTGGAAGAGCAGATGAAAGAAGAGGACAATCGAATAAACAATAATCAACCTTACCATCAAATTTTTCTATTGAAGAGAAGATCGAGTCAACTTTATCATAGAAGTCATTATAAGGAACATTAATAACATCAACAGGATTGCCAAGCATCTTGTTTATTATTTTTTTATCATGAAAGCTTACAACTATAAAAGAACTATCTCTGATGTAATGATTAGTAAATGAGTTAAAGATTGATTCATCAGAACTATAATATTGTTCTAGGGTAGTTGAATCATAGTATGTCTCATCTTTTAATACTTGAGAAAAATTTGATAAATTATCTTCTTCTCCAGAATAGATAAAAGCTGGTGGCAAGCCTTTCATGTAGTTTTTATCGACAATATTGAATGAATTTTGTATAGATCTAGTAAAAGACTTGTTAGGTCTCTTGTCTCCATTTATAGAGTTACCCATAGCCATGAGAGAAGATCTAGGGAAGTTGATAAGAGCAAATTTTTCTTTGCTATTCATCTTTTCTGTTAATGTTGTAATTGTTTTTGCGTTATTTAATATAATCATTTTATATACCGAAATTTCCCCAATTTATAAGTGCTGGATTTGTATCTATTATTGAATTGATATGATTGATGTTATGAAACTCACCACCGTCTAAAGTAGAGTATCTTTCGTACTTAGCCTGCTTGTCTTCGTCTTTTACATAACCAAGATGCTTCATCATTAATCCAGAGTCTGCCCAATAATTTCTTTGTCTGACCCAATCAACTACATAATTTGGTTCAGAACCACAAGCCAGTTTTCTGTTTATAAAACCACCACCAGACTGATATCTGAATAGTCTAGAGCTATTAGTAGGAGCCCAAGCCTTATCTATTCTATATTGAGTTTCATTCCACATATGATAAAACTTTATATTTATGACATCATAAGGAGAAACTTTTACTACATCTCTTAGATCTGCTTCGGATGAATGATAGAGCAGCTCGTCACAATCTATTGCTAAAACCCAATCACCTAAAGACGCAACATTCTCCAGATTACCCCAAGCAAAAGCTCTTAACTTTCCTTCGTGTTCTGTAAATAAAGGAGATTCAGTCTGAAATACTTCACAGTACTTCGAGGCAATCTGGGGTGTGTTATCGGTTGAGCAGTCGTCTGTAAAAACTATTTTATCTACTTGAGTAGATAATCTTTCTAAAACTTCTTCTAAATATCTGTTGGATTCATTTCTTCCAACTATTTGTGCAATTATCATATAACCTCTTTAGTAAAGAAAAAGTAGGGGGATATTCCCCCTACTTTTCCAGCAAACATTGGATTAGGCTTCTAGCATCTCACGAGCATCGATAGCCGAAATACGATCAATCTCTGTGTGCTTAGAGAGAACTTCGCCAGTGATGCCACGACGGCCCATGGCCAACTTTTCTGCATCAGCTTTTGAGCTAGCCTTTACAAGAGCAGTTGTAGTAACCTCAAAATACTTGAACTTATTATCTGACATTTATTTTCCTTTTGTTTGTGACTGTTAAGCCAATTAATATGACGGTTTAATTATATCAGTATGAGTCGATTGAATCAACTTGTAGGAAAACTTTTTAATCAATCTCTCCAAAGCCACTGTGGATTTTGTTTAGTCCACTCTATTGTTAGCTCTAAAGACTTTTCTAATGGCATTGGGGGAACCCATCCGGCATTTGCTAGCTTTGTTCCATCTAATGCATAGCGAAGATCGTGTCCTGGTCTTGTTGTATGAAAGTCTTCAAACTTAAACTTGAGTTCTTTACCCCAATACTCTGCTACAAGTTCCGCCATCTCGAGATTATCGATTTCTCTTTCGCCAACAATATGATATTTGTCTGGTCGATCTGAATTTGGATAATCTATTGCAGGAAGATTATTTAAGATAAAGACTAAAGCATCTGCTTGGTTTCTTGCGTGCAAGTAGAATCTTGATCCAACATTCTCAGGAGTGCCATGAATTGTCATTGGGATATCCTTCTCAAGACAATACATAATCTTTGGAATAAACTTTTCAGGATCCTGACGCTCACCAATAATATTCATGGTGTTAGTAATGATTACTGGAACGCCAAAGGTACGCCAGTAAGATATACACGCTGCTTCTTGTGCGGCTTTTGATCCAGAGTATGGATTAGATGGAAGGATGGTGTCCCATTCCTTGTGAGCATAACCCTTTGGAGCGGGTCCATACACTTCATCTGTTGAGACGTGTAAGAATGCTTCTGGTTTAATTTTACGTGCAAGCTCTAGCATGTTAACAACGAGTGCTACGTTGTTCATGATAAATGGAGCTGGGTCTGTAATTGATCTATCTACGTGTGAATCTGAAGCCATAGAAATAATATAATCAATGTGTCCAATATCTTTTATCATTACGTCAGAGAAAGGTACAGTAAGATCGTGCGTGACAAGCTGAACACGGTGTCTGTTCGCTTCCCAAGAATTAATGGAAGTAATTCTGTCTGTCACTCCACGATGACGGAAAGAGTCAGTGATAACTACATCCCAATCTGTTGTTTTGAAAATATGCTCTAATGTATGATGACCTACAAAGCCACCAGCACCTGTGAGTAATACTCTTTTTTTCATTTTTCTTCCTTTTAATTGATTGGGTAATGTACAGCTATATATTCTACAGCATCTTCTATGTTATCTACTATCTTAGTAGACATATAACGCATGTACGGGCGATCTTTATTTTGATTAGAGCACATTACAACCGTTGGTTGATCGTTATTTTTTGCCCAAGCCATCTCATAGTCTGTCCCTATATATGCTCTATCTTCTAGCATGTATTCAACAAGTAGGATGTCGGATCTTTTTTGCATAAAAGTATTTTTATGGACTATTTCGTCAGGTGACATAGCAGATTCTTCTGGTATAGAAGTTGGGTCTAAAACGCTATAGCCTCTTTGAGTTAACATAAAAGTTGCTTCTTGTCGCCATCCCTTTGCATAATCGCCAACATAGTCCATGGCCCCTGCTAAATAAACTGTAATACTCATACTGGCCAATGATACTCTAAATCTACTGGTTCGTCAAAGTATTCAGAATAATATTCGTAATCTTTTCTTAGGAGATTAGATCTATGTGATCTATGAAACTCATCTTGTCCAAACCAAGTTGGGTAGACTATATTTGAATGGTCTATATTTTCAAACTTCATATTATTGTTATACCCTCTGTCTATCCATTCAAGGATAGTATAGTTTTGATATAACTTTAATGCTTCTTCGTAACCAGTCCACATACGAGTGACAGGGTGGTTGCGCCAACCTTTTGTAGGCGTTCTTTCGAGTAATATATTAAGAACTTGAAATGTTTCAACACGTTGTTTTCCTAACCGACGATAATCTAATACTTTAACTGATTTTACTAAATCTGGATATGGTAAAAATGTTTGCACTGTTATGCTTTCTTGAATTCCTGAAATGTCTTGTCGCCTACGCCAAAGTATTCTCTGGCTAATCCTGCAGTAACTATGTCTGCATTAAGACAAGCTCCTGCTTCGTTCCATACTCTAGCAAGTATTCTTCCATATTTTTCATTTTTATCAAGAATTGTTTCTATTTTAATCTTGTGACCGGCAGCAGTGATCCACTGATCAGTAAACTCTTTAGCGGCAAGGCCCATCTTCTTTTCCTCAAGATTTGTAGTGCGACTCTCTGGGGTATTTACGCCATATAGTCTTACTCTACCTTTTCTAAAAGTATCAAATCCTAGGTCAATAAGAATATCAAATGTATCGCCATCAACTATCTTTTTAACTTCTGCATTATAGATCCATGGGTTTAGTTTTTCTGACATTATAATCTCTTTCTATATATTTTTAATTTTTTCAATTACCCATTTTATCACAGGACTAGCTACTCCGTTTCCACACATCTTATATCTTGTTGAATCAGAATTAACCTTTCCATCAGCTCTGTGTAAAGTGTGATTATCTGGCCAACCCATAAGTCTTTCACATTCTGTTGGCGTAAGACGTCTAACGTAAATTGGATTAGAAGATTCTACAACTAATTTATGTTCTTGAACATATTGATTTCCAACGCCTTTAAAATCTCTTGCACTCAACGTACCAACTATATTGGAAGTTGTTCTATTATCTACTACTAGTGGAACATTGTTTCCACCAGTGCCCATTCTAGCTGGTAGTGTTTGTACTGGTTCTTCGTAAAGTCTTACGTCACCAACTCTTTGAGCATCGAGCATTTGTATGGCTAAGTTCTGTCCTCTACTGGAAGGTACTGCTCCTTCGCCACTTCCTCCAAGGCAACTTGCAACTTCTCTGGAAGGCTCTTGCCCTTGCTTGATACTCTTCTTAGAATTCCCTGCGCTGCTCTCATTGACAGGGAGTACTTTGTCGGGACATCTTGAGGCGATTGTAGGATCAAAGACAGAGAGCAAGTATATTCTTCTTCGTCTTTGGGGGACTCCAAAGTGTTGTGCATCCAACACGGACCACTCGCTGAAACACGCCCCTGCTTCATCCATTTCGTTGAGGACTTGCCCGAAGTCGGCACCTCCGTTGGAAGATAAGGCCCCTGTGACGTTCTCCCAGATTGACCATTTAGGATATTGTCCATTTGATTTTTCTCTCATTTCTTTGATTATTCTTACTGCTTCGTGAAATAGACCTGATTTTTCTCCTTCAAGTCCAGCTCTCTTGCCAGCTACGGAAAGATCTTGGCATGGTGATCCAAAGGTAATTACATCGACAAAAGGAAGATCGTATCCACTTACGCTTTTAATATCACCAAACTTTGGAACGTCTGGCCAATGATAAGAAAGTGTCTGTTGACAATTTTGATCTATCTCTACTTGAAACTTACATTCCATCCCAGTTTGGTCTAATCCTAGATCTATTCCGCCCACCCCAGCAAATAGGGAACCATAAGTTGATATTGACACTATTAGTCTCTTTCTATTCCTATGAAATCGCAAGCTCTACGAAATATATCTCTACTTATGGGAAAGTACTTATCAACTTCGCTAATGCCCTCTCCTGGCTTTGGGCTACTAGCGTGCCAACTATGGCCTATTGATACTGATCCGTCATAGACTACATTATAGCCCAAGTGTCTTGCAAAATACGAACACCATGTCTCTTCATAATAATGTGGCGTTGGCAAAAATGCCCCTGTTGCTTCCGGGTGGATTTGCCTATACTGTTCGTTGTTAGTCATAGCATTCCATACTTCTCTTCTAACAAAATAAGCTGAACCAGAAACTGTTACACAATTAACTCTGTCTTTATATAAAACATCATTAGGGTCATGTTCTTTCCATCCTCTATGCTTAGGTGAAATATTTGTACCAATTATACCAGCATGAGTTATGAAACCATTTTCGTCTCTCTGCTTAGGGCCAAGAATATGGATTTCTGGATTTTGATTAAAAATATTTTCTATTTTAATGCAATCCTCAGAGGTCATCCATACATCACCATTTAAAATACCAATTATATCTCCAGAAGATTTTTCTGCCATCATATTTACAGCAGCAGAGTATCCTATATTTTTTCTTAAAAATAACCTATTGATTAAATATCGATCTTCATTTTCCCTAATCCAAGGGACAAAATCATCAGTTGAATCATTATCGGTTATGTATAAATTCCAGTTTTTTACGAGCGCACCATTTGGACTATTAAGATCTGAATGCAAATTGTCCAAAAATCTTTGCAACAGTGTTCTAGTATTGTGATTTACTACACATAGATCAATCATTTAAGCCACCTACTAACAATTCAAAAGCGTCGTTTGGTGTTAATCCCATATCTACGTATTCGTAATATCTTTGATATATTTCTTCCATTTGATCCTTCTCAAAAAACTCTATTAATCTATTTCCTAATTGTATTGAATCTGCGTCTTGGATAGATCTAGGATCAAAACTTTTTCTTAGTATTGAAATTAAGATGCAAGTACCAATCGCCAAAGCAGAATAGATTAAAAAATCACCACTCTTCTTCATATATATCTCCTGATTTATTTGAGTAGTAAGTTTCCTCACAACATTTTTTTATATTATTAACAACGTCCATCCAAGACTGAGCCTCAGTCGGGTTCTTGCAAGAAAGTGACATTTCATGATATACCCCCATGATATGGTTCATAACCTCTATATCGGCAGTAAAAACCGCTTCTCCTGGATTTAGTTTTACACTTATTTTCTTTTTCTGTGACTGTTTCTTAGTCATCTGTCTTTTTCTTTCTTTTACTCGTTGTTATTATTTCTTCTTCTTTGTCTACCTTGTAAACACATAGGTTGTCAGTGTCTGGTTCAAAAGTAACAAACAATATATTTTTGTCTTCTTCCGTATAACCTTCTGGGGGAGGACTTTCTATTGCTATCTTCTTTGAAGAACAACCATAAACTTGACTATGATTTTTATAAATAACCAAGTAATTTAGCTTTGAAGCTGCCATTATATTTCCATCTCAAATGTTGATACCTTAGCTTTGTTAAGAAAGGTCTTAATGTCTTCCCAATTATTATAGCACTTGTCCGCTATGTAATAAACTTCTTCTATCGTACTATTAGCTATTAATTTTGCGCAAGAAAAACAAGGAGGACCATTTACATATATTTTTTTAGGCTCAGAACTATAATTTGAATGTAACAACGCATTTGCTTCTGCATGGACTGCTATGCAATTGTCGTAATTAGATCCATTGATAGACATCTGCTCTAGTCTAGGACACCCACCATCTTTACAGTGAGGAAAGCCCCTAGGACCACCGTTGTATCCCATGCCAACTATATGATCATACTTGTCGACTAATACAGCAGCATATTGTTTTTTACCACATGTAGAAAAGATAGAGCTAGCTGAACTACACAGCTGAATGTATTGTTTATTTTTATTTGTCATAAGTTTTAAATAGCTATGAGAAAACCAGTAATAAATAATATTAAAACAGTAATTGCTATTAGTATAGCTCTTTGTCTACCATCTTCAGAACGCTGTATAGCTAGGTTTAAAGTAACTGACCAATTGACACATAGGGTGAAGAGTAAAGCTATTAATATATTAATGACCACTGTAAGCGCCAACTAATCTAGACATGGATACTGGATATTTAGGTTGAGACAAAAGATATACTGCTCTTGCATATTTTTGTATCTCGACCTGTGAATCTTCAGCTAATCTTTGATTTAAGAAAAGCGCAACAGATTGCAGACTGCAAGACCATCTATATGTTACATACATACCGTAAGCAGGTAAGAATAATCTAGCTTGTTCTGGTGCAATGCCATTTTCCATAGCCATATTATAGAGCGCTTCACCCTTCATGCAGTATTCTTCTAGCTCTTTATACAGAAGAGATCCCATGAAGAAATCGGCTGGTCCACCAGAACCCTGCTTTTTATCGTCAGGAGCTAAACGCCACTCTTCTGCTTTTGGCAGATAGAACTCTGGATCCATAGTTATGTATCTTCTAGAAGATTCATTCCATGAGTCCATAGTGTGGTCAGAACCGACTACGTACTTCCAGTGCTGTCTAGCTACCATCAAAGGAGCTTTAAACTCAAAGGTTAAAAATGCATGTCTGAAAGGAGACATATGATTTTCTCTAGCCAAGAAATCTATGAGCTTACCGTCTGCTGGGCTCAATTCTTTTTTTTCTTTAGCAAAAGAAGCTCTTGCTGCATTTACAATCGATAAGTCTGTACCCATATGGTCAATTAATCTTACATACCCGTTATCTAAAACTGGTATAAAGTTTTCGTTCTGATCTAATTCAGAAACAAGTTCAGTCTTCATCTTCTTCTTCCTCATCGTCATAAGAGTCAAATTCTATGTCTGAATCAAACTCTAATTCTAATCCTATACTATTCAATTCTATCATATCATCAACGAAATCAATTGATAATTTATAAATTGTAGATAATGTATCTTGCATATCTTCAGTCAAATTAATTGGTGATTCATTAATTATACACATTATAATAGAATTAATTTCTTGACTTAATTCGTTTAATGCATTTAATAATAATATGTTTTCTTTAATTGATTGAAATGCTTCTGTTTTTATAAAAGTATCAAGATCTTCGATATTTGACAATTCCATTATTTCAGAAAATTTTTTATCAAAATCATCTTCTTCACTTCTGTTTGTCAACTTAAACCTCTATTGTTTGTTGTTTTCTTTTATCAATTTAATTTCACATGAGTCAGTAGTACAGTAAGACTCTCCTATAGCATCTGCTGCCATTCCTGCATACACGCCTGAGAAATCAATTGGGAATAACTTCATGGTTCCCTCTTGATTGTACTCATCTTCCGTAATTTGGGTGTATGGCATCTGCAGATACGTGTCATTTCCTGTTGCCAAGAATGATACCGTTTTCAACTGACCATCATACATATGCAATACTGTGCCAACATGTTCTTTTTCCGTTTCAGCATTGAATGAAACAGTTACTGATACTGAGTTATCCGACCAGTATCTTTGAGCAGCTGCCGCAAGAGCTATCTTTTCAAAAATTGTTACATCTTTTTCAGATCTTTTTGCATTTGACTTAATTGGGAAGTAAACAACAGATGTAGTATCCGGTGATTCCGCTGCTGGTTCTACTTTATAGTTAGCCATCTTGAATAGTGGTAACATTGGGTCATCATTAGAAAATCTAATGGTTCTATTGAAGTACTTACCACCTGGCGTCCAGTGAACCCCAGGAGACTCTCCTGCGAGGATTGAGACCGTACCTGATGGTTTAACAGTAGTCATCTTAATGGACTCACGTACGCCCAACCATTCAGAGTAAATATTGTCATATCTTGTAACAGTTTTATAACCTTGATCCATCCATTCACGAAGAACTGGCATACCGTTGATGTCAGCAAAGTCAGCAACACCAGACATTGAAGCACCGATACGGCGATTTCTCTGCATAATAGCATTTGTTTCTTCCCAGTGTGTCGGTAGAAGTGTCACAGTCTTAGCATAAAGATATGCAAACTTAAGAGTACGCTTGAAGTCCTCTAATGAATCATGTCTGCCAAGATAAGTCTCTACCAAAGTACAGCATTCGTATGACTCAAGAGATTGTTCTGCACATGGGTTGAATCCTGCAACTCTGTGGTCTTTGTTATTTGGTGCGTCGGCAAGTCTTCCATATTTACGTGCCATGTCCATCCAGATAACACCTGGTTCACCATTTCTGGAAATTCCATCTACGATTGGAGATAGATCTTGTCCAACAGAAACCTCTACTGAGTTATTAGACATCCATCCCCAACCTGGTGAATTTGGATCATATGAATTACGCTCAGGAAATACCTCTGCATTTTTTAAGTTAAGAAAATCTTGGTCGTCTATTCTTCCAATTAGAAGTTCAGCTGAACGTCTAACGTTTCCAGATACAACGCATACGCCAATGAGGTTACCTATATCAGCTATGTCTTTACGTGTTAGCTTTTCCCCTCCACGTCCGTTGAATATATTCCTAATGGCATTGTGTAGCTTAATCAAAGGAGCTGGGCCAGAAGCGGTTCCGCCAAATGTTTTAATTGGAGCTCCTAATGGTCTAATCAAAGAATAGTCAAACTCAATCGTTTGCTGATCTGGCTTAAGGTAAGAATTTATAAGATCACCAGTAGCTCTTGCCCAGCTTTCTCTATCATCAGTGATTATATCAACTGAAATTGTTTCTTTTGGTTGATGAATAGTAAAATCTTTATCAGCACCTTTGTCATCAAACCCGACACCAACACCAAGCATTGATGCTTCCATTAAGAAGTTGAATGGTTTTGCTGGATTAAACTTTGACATTTCAGACGTACTTACAAAAGCACAGTTTTGCAGTGCTGCTGAGTTTTTATGTACGTTTACAATCTGAGTTCCCATCATCCATAATCCACGTCCTGGTGGAGTCCACTTTAAGTTGAACAAACGATCAAACGCATCCTTTGCGCTAGCTTGAGCCTTAGCATCGTTCCAAGGTAGTCTACTAGATTTACAGTGATCTTTTTGAAGAGAATACATACCGTTAATTACGCGTTCGCAAACATCTACCCAAGTTTCTTTAGTCCCATCTTCTTTCAGACGTGAATATGTTCTCAAGAATGTGATCTCACCAACAGAGTTTCCAGCAGCGTCCTTGTAGCCAAAAGGAGGTTTCTTGCTTCTGTAACCTTCTAAAAAGTCATCGCTAATTCTAAAAGAAAAAATAGATGGAGTTTTATTACTCGTGGTTGTTGTTGGTACGATGTTTTCTTGTGGTAGTGTTTGGTTTTCCATTTCTTCTCCTGGTTATTTTGTATTGATTGTTTTAATAAATTTTGGGTTTAGTTTCTGTAGTTCTAACTGCTTTATTTTATGAATTTGATCATAAGAATAAACGTTGTATATTTCTCTTTCAAAAAAATAACCACTTCTCCAATTGAGGATCTTATTTAAAGAGCTTTTATGATTGCTGAAAATATTTGATATTACTGCTCCACCATAAATTCTTACTAGATTCTGTAGCTTTATTGATATTTCTTTTTTATTACCTTCATTAATTATACCTGCATTTTGAGCTTCAGAGTATAACCAATTGTAAGCTTGTCTGGTTAATGGGGAATAGTCTATCGGATCTATAACCCCTAAACCTAATAAATTCTTCCTATTATTTTGAATTAAGATATCTTTTTTAATCACGTCTTTAAGTAAAGAGAACCAATCTCTTTCCTTTAGCTGCCCCCATGTGGTGCACCAAAAAAGTATAGGGTGAACTGGATCTGGTATTGTAGTCTTTTCGTAAGTTGGAAGTAATAGTGTACAAGATATTATCTTCTTTATTTCTTCTTTTGAAATTTCTTGATTTCTATTTTTGTTCTCCAAGTTTAACCATAGCTGATTAATATGCTTAGCCCAATCACTATCACCTATGTAAACGTTTAAATATTTTTGAGCTGTATCAACTGATAGAGTTCCCTCTTCAATCACGTTTGTCAACTCCTGTAAAGACATATTCAATCCTCTTTATCTTTGTAAAAAGATGTAAAACTGCTGTATAAAAATCGAATCCCGTCCTATATAAATAGGACGGGAGTTCAATGTTGACACCTATAGAGTATATCATAGGCTACTTAATTTGCTTGTCGGGTTAACTGTTATTAAACTTTTTTTTTCTTACTTCTTTTTCAACTAACAAATGTGCAGTTAGCCCAACCCACATTGTTATCGGAATGATTTTCTTTATTGGCTCTTCTGTTAGTCTCCAGAATGCTCTTGTTAAAGTTTCTATCTTTTGACTTCTTATTGCATAGGTATCATATGCAATAATTCCGCCCAGTAGAATTGCCCAAGCCGCTAAACCAGATTTTCTATGATCTTTCTCTAAAATAATTGGATTAGAGTAATAATCACAAAGCTTTTGCAGATGCAACGCCTTTCCATTCTTGGACTTTCTTTCTACCATAATCTCCAACTTCATTTGATTGACCAAATCCTGATGTAAAAACTACAGAGCTAGTAACGCCCTTGTGCTCTTCTGGAATAAAATATCCAAAAGATGATGGTGCTCCTTGTGCTTCTGTTCTTTGGCCATGACCTGTGCTTGCAAATGCTTCTGCTGAAGTAACGCCCTTGAAACGGTACTGTCTAAGCTTGTAGTCATTTTCTCTTTCTTCGTGTCCAAAGGCTGTAGGGAAAGCTTTAGCTCCTGTAATACCCTTGTATTCCATTGGACGGAATCTTGAACCATCGTAGTTAGCACCATCCTGGAATGTTCCAGCTAATGGATGGATGTATAGTGTACCACCAATTCCTGTGAAAAGTTGGGACATAAATACATCACCAGGGAAGTACCCAGTACCTGGTACGTGGTGGTTATCTGGAGAGCCATCAAGAACGTGGCTAGTACTATAAAGGGGGTAGTACGAATATGTTCCAGCACCTTTTACTTTACCAGTCATTGATGTGTATGGGTTTACCATCTCTTTGGTATTTTGACCCTTTAAAACTGGTCTTGGTCCTACGTAAAATGTAGTCATTTAGCTCTCCTTATTGCGATATAATTATAGTGATATAGTAAAATGGAATCTTACTTTTTTAATCTTTAATTGTATTTAATTATTAAATCTGATAAAACAGGAGATGTTCCGTCTCCTAATTGATTTAAAGTTACCTCAACCCATACTGTACTTGAAGCTATAGGATCCTCGCTATAGACGCCAGAGTCTTTATATAGAACCCTGTAGCTAAAGGCTGTAGCCATAAGCTCTGGTGGAACGTTATATATCTTGGGTATAACATCAGTCACTTCATAGATAAGGGTATCTTGAGGGGCGTTAAAGCGTACTATAGTTCTTCCATTTGGCATGAATTTGTCTGCTCTAATATCGAGGTCTGACAGTCCATACGTATATACGTATTTGCCATTTTCTTTAATGTAATTTCTTTGTCTCATGTTAATTCTTATTGCCGTGACTGTTGTTGGCGGCATATAGAAACCTATTGGTCCTGAGTTTAAAATTACATCGGTTCCTGCAACTGACCATCCACCAGGCGGGACCTTTCCAACTGCTTCAGCTACTCCGTCATAATATCTATTAAAGTTAAGAGGCGTCCAACCGTCTGTCTGGGTTAATGTAGGGTTTGAGTTGGATGTATATTCAATAGATAGGATATCAACACCAAATATAGGATAAGGGGTCATGCTAACAAAGTTGCTCTTATCGCTTCCTCCATACGCTGTTGGTATTTTTATGTAGACGTATGTTTGTGCGTTAAGTCCTGATGCGGATTCAGTGATAATGTTTCTCTTCCAAAATTTTTCTGAATTGTCCAAAACTGCGTGATAGATAGGTGTAGTGTCTACCAAAGCACCTGGAGTATCTACGCTGACAAAAGAGTTTTCTATTTTTGATTCAAAAAAATCTGGAACTATTTGTCCTGTAAAATTATTAAAGAACTTTAATTTAGAGTGTGAAGATCCGTCTATCTTAGGAAGGGTTAATATATTATTGATATAGTCAAAGCTTAGCATCTCTGCACTGGATACTGCGTATGAGGTATTCAGTAAGCTGACTGGGTCAAGCTGTGAGTAGTTGTATATAGAGAGCTGCTTTTGTGAAAGAGAGGAGTTTTCTATTGCACCGATTCTATCTTCCATGTCAGATACAGCTTGGGACAAAAATAGGTGATCTTTTAAAACTCGTTCAAAAGCTTCATTTAATTTTTGGTCTATTATCCCAGACCTGTTATAAAGCTGCACTAAATCTTGATAATTTTGTTCTATTTTTAAATTAAAGTCAGAACTATTAACTGGACCATTATACTGTGAAGTTTTTCTTTCTGTATTTATAAACTCTGTCATATAATTTTCCTATTGTCTTTCTAATCTGTTTATCTTAAATCTTAAATTTGCCAAACGAGACGATAAATGGTCCATAGTATGGGCACTTGTTACCGTACTGTAGGACGTTGCATCTTTCCATTTGACATAAAATTCTAGACTATCTTCCAACCCGGAATTAATGTAAAATTTTCTTGATCCGATCATCTTCCAATTTTGTAAAGTTATCGTCTTTTTCTTTATCTAAAATTAATTTAATTTTATTAAGAACATTTATATTTATAGATTCTAATTCTAAATATAATCTTTGGATATCTATATATATTTGGTCCGCAGCTAGATTCTCTCTTTTACTGCTCCTAGGACCCCTATAGTAAGACCTGAACCTTCTAAAAAGGGGTTCTCTAATCTGTTGCGATTTATTAGGATCCTTGTAAGTTGTTGACATTAATTTGACTCCACTTGTGCTTGCTTTAAATAGTAACTATGTTATTCGGTAGCTGAATTATCAGCTATTAAAGAATCGGAAATATCAGCAAATGACTGAGAGTTTTTAAACTTAATTTTATAAGAATTTAAAACTGGAGTCATTAAAGGACTTACGCCTCTAAATAAATCTGCCCTAAACCTTATCTTTGTGATAGGGTTTGGATTATTGCTAAAATAGAATATTCTAGAATTAGACTTAATATTCTTCTTGCTTAGAATTTCCTTATTGCCGAAAACACTATCTATAGTAAATACATTGTCCATTTGACTTCTATTGTATCTTAGCTCCAAAGGGTCCACATATGAATAGTATTGGCTGTATATGATTCCATATCTCATGATGCTTTCTTGATCCATTAAAGAAATAGAACCATAGGCACTATCGCTAGAATCTATAGCTATGCGAATTTTGTTTACCCCTTTTTGCAGTCTCCATTCAATCGTTTCATACTTTTGATTTGATGGAATTGAATATACATTATTATTTATATACAAACCAATATTCCACTTTTCTGATACTTCATCATTTTTAACAAATCTTTGTTTTACTATAATATCATTTGCACAAAAAATATTAAAATTCAAAAGCATGCTGACATTACTTAGGTTTGGTCCTGAAAAAGAAATAGAATCTGCGTTCATCTGATAAGGTGCTAAAGAATAGACTTGTCTAGTATTATCTGTTTTATTTATTAAACTAGTCCACGTAGTCAGACCAGTAGACTCGTTTGCTATATTATTTATTCGAGTAACATAATTTCCTTGAACCGTGTTTATACCCTCAAGTATGTACGAGTTATACGGATTATCATACTTTGGCATTTGTGCCAATCTGTAAACTGGTACTCCTGAATATACTTTTTGTGTTGGATTTTCTGCGTTTATATTTATGACTGCAGAAGCTGTTTGTTCCGGTATTTTACTAATTTGTTTAGTAGAATCAGTTACTACATCTACTACCTGGAGCGTGTTGACTGTTGATCCATTTAAGTTAACAAATGAAGAGAATGTGCTTGATGAATCATATGGTTTGCTTATAGGTGTCCAGGAGAAGTCAAGTATAGACTGCTCAGTCCCTTTGTCTTCTGCTACAAAATAGGTAATAGAACCATTTGCGGTATTAGTTTCTTCTACGTCTATTGCTACGCTATCTATTATTAAGTTACCATTATCTTTAGTGTTTAAAGATATCGGGTTTGATATTAGGGATCCGAATGAATCATAGTATTGGCCGCTTATGTTTACATCTCTTATGCCAAATCTATACTTAAACTTCTTATTAGAAGATAGCTCAGTGTAGTCTGGTTCTGTTTTTACTAAGATAAGATCAATAGAAGAAACATCTCCTGGGGTAAAGCTAAAAGAAAACGTGTCATAGTCATAGGTAGATTTTTTAGACTTTATTTCTGGATTTGAGCCATTGGAATAATTTACCTTAATATAGATATCTACTGGAGAAACTACATTCAATCTTCCTTCAATCTTTGATATATTTACACTCTGCGTTATGGGTATACTGATACTGAGAGTGACTACACCAACTGAATCAAAATCAAATGTTTGGCTCCACTCTGTATTTGTTAACCCATCGAATACAGACCCAAAGAAAGATTCATTTGAGAAAGATTTATTGGAATCTATAATTTGGCGATTAAAAGATAGTGTATATTTAGGGTCGTTAGAGACTATTGAATTACTAGAGACTAAATCAAAAATAGCTGAATTTAATTTTGGTATTGATACATTCTTATTAATTACGTCTAAAAATACAGAAGACAGATTGTAATCTATGCCATTTCCATTTGAAAATGTTTCCGTTACAGAGGCAAAGTATCCGTCTGAATTTTGGTTAGAAAATATAAAATCGTCCACCTTTGCTTCAAGCTGCGTTCTTCTATTTTTTAATTCTTCTAGTCTTTTGTTAAGAGCATTGGTAGTGTCGAAAAGATCATCTGAGTTTTCAAAAATAACATCATATAAGTTTTCTATATTTAACAAAGCGTTGGCCATTTTTTGATTTATTAGATCAACGTTACTAAATGTAGTCGATCTAAAAACTTCTGGATTCATTGGTATTGGAGAACCAGGTGTATATGTAAAAAAATACTTTGAATATAAATCTAATATTTCTTTTTCGGTTGGTTTATATCCTGCAGAAAAGTAATTCTTATATATAGTTTCAAGAAACTTTCTTCTTTGAATTGAGCTTATCGTCATATTTGTTCAACCTTTGCGGATAATTTATAAGAGTGAATTATTGGAGTTGTATTAGAACCATTAGGCTTACTCAACTCTATCTTTACTTTTATTTTTCTAACTTCTTTTGGAATTTGAGGATAGTTAAAATAAGAAACACCTGGGACCTTAACTGATCCTTGAACATTTTCATTAAATGAAAGAACTTCTGGTATATTCAAAAATGGATTTTCTATAGGAGATATAGCTATCCAGTTTTGCCCATCGTCAACAGAAACATAATACTTTAAACTATTTGTTGAGTTTAAAGATGATCTTTCGGAAACGCTGTTTGATACTTCGGAACTAATCATTAAATTCTTAACTGGGTATGGAAAACTAAATGATTTTGAAACTATTTGCGCATTGTTATAATAAACATTATAATGCGCTTCTATTGATCTAAATGCTATAGACCACTTCTTAGCATCATATATTTCCCAACTTTTTTGGAGTTGAATCTGTTGCCTATAGGCGGTATTGGATAGATCGTCTGTAATTTTCTGTGTTGTAATATTTAAAAAATACGCGGGGTTCCAAGCATAACCGTTGCTTTGTCTAGACCAAAGTGGGTTAGTGGTGAACTGTGTTCCAATCCATCTAATTGCCGACTCTGCTTCGGTTAAAGAGTCATACCTAAAAGCATTAGCTATAGATAGGGTTGGAAGATAATTGGTATCAGTTTGTAGTAAATATTGATTTACGCTAGAATTAACGTTATTAGTTAATCCTTGCCAGTAATAGGAAACTAAATTTGGAGTTGCCCACTGAGCCACGTTATGAGGAGGGGTGGCATGGCCTTCGTACTGGTTGTATTTAACAATATACTTATCTTGGAACGTATGAGGTATCGTACCAGACAAGGAGACTGCTGTTCTATTTATATTGTTATTGGCCTTAAACTCATTTGGATTTTGTACCCTAGGTATTAGGGAAATAAGATTATAATTAACCCCTTCATAACCTAAAGAGTATAGTGTTTCTGGGTTAAATCTAGACTGACCTCTTAATGGCCCTGTAGTGTCTGCGGTTGGTTTCCAAAAAAGATGTTTTACTTTAACGTTATTAAAGGTATTTTCTTCAAAGTATATTTTTATTTCTCTAGTGTTTACATCTTGAAATTCTACTATAGCTTTATCATAAAAATAATTTTTTATAGCCTGCATACTTTGAGGGACTATGGTGGATCCTATATATATATCTTCAGGTAATAGCTCCACTAAAGTATTGGTATCATGTGACCTAGCTGTTATTCTGGTTACCTTCAACTCTGGATAAAGATTTTCTTCAGGACCAAAATATGGATGAATCATTAAGGAGTTAACCTTTTTAGGTTTAGTGCTAGACAAAACCATGGTTAATTTTAAAGGTTCTGTTTCATTATGATCAGCCCAAGAAGAGTACGTCGTAACGTCTTTCCCTTCAACTTTTTCATTTTTTGAATATAAAAATTCAAAATCTTTTGAACCATTAGCTAATCTAGTAGGCTTCGATATGTTTATAGATTCATACTCAAAAATTGTTAATGGACTTTGGTCTACTATATTTTGCAATAAACCAGAAGTTGGATTATTCTCCCAATAAAATTTATAGTTTTCGCTTTCACCGCCTGAGGCATAGACGGCATGGTTGTTTCCTATGAATCCATTTGAACTTTCTTGATCGATTGATATATTATCTACTAACCAGTCTATAGAGCTTGCAACTGGTAATTTTGCAGATCCGCCATTTATATATGCCATTCTATTAGATTGAACAGCTCCTATCTCAACAAAATCTAAATTATCAAAAGAATCACCAGTGTAATATAGGTCATTGCCTGGACTATTTGAATACAATTGAAGAATAGATGTTTTTGATTTAATTCTATTTGTAAAACTTATTTCCTTATCTATCTCTGAATTGAATAAATTATACAAGGAAGATATTTGTGCGCTTTGATAATCTAACTGCTTTGCTATTAAATTTAAATCATCAGATATTGTTTTACTGAATTCATTGAACTTATCTGAAGATGTTGGTTCTCCCTTTATATAGGGTTCATATTTGGAAAATTGAAAACCAGAATATTTATTAACATCAGAAATAATGTTTTGATATTCTTCAGCCATTTCTTGATATGTAGAAAATTTATTATTGTTGAATTTAATTAAAAATGATTGTATTTTTTTGATTAATTGATCATAAAATACTGTGTTAAAAGATAGTTGAGCCATTTTATTATATTCCTAGCATTCTTTCAGAAAGTGGATCTAGATTATTTGTTTTCATTTTTATAACTACATTATCTACAGATCCAGCTGAAATAATATTTTTATAGTTATTTCTAATAATTAATCTGAATCTCATTTTATTATTTATATAATTATAAATAACATTGAATGGTTGAGTTATTGGTTTACTAAAAATTAATTCTTTACCATGTTGATAAAAAAGAGTTTCTGATGTTTCATAAAAAGAAGCTTTGTCAAAATTTCCTCTAATATAATTAGTTAAATTAATAGCAAAAGATCCATCTTTCATCTTTACTGATATAGGACTATATGATAAATTATTTAATGTGTTAACTGTTCCAAATCTACTGTTATAGCTTGCTGAAGTTAATTTAGTATAATCTATATAAGGGATTTTCTCTAGCTTTACTGAATTATTAGAATTAGTTTTAATAAAGTATTCACCTTGAGAGTTATCAGAAGCAGCAAGAGATATGGGCGTATCAGAATATAAAACGCTCATATCTATATAGTCTTGTGAATAATTATCTTTATCTAAATCATATTCTGCTACATATATACTGTTTTCGTTAAAATTATTGACTAAAACATTAGAAGAAGATACGTTTACTGTATACCCGTTAGGATTTAATAGAGAACCATTTTCATAAACTCTAATATTTGAAGATTTAGAATGAAATCTTAATTTAGCAGTTTTTGTATTCCTATTAAAAAATAACACTTCACTTTCTATCTTTGTTGAGCCAAAAGGAACTATTGCTATCCAATCTGATTCTTGATTTGGATTTTCTTTAAAACAAAAAGATAATTCATATGAATTTATATTCTTTAAATCTACTACACTGTAGTTTACAGGGCTATTGTCATCATAGTTAATTTTAGCTTTTAATCCAAGAATTTTTCCATCAACTGGTATCTTTTTACTAATAAAAATAGCTTTGTTATTAACAGCAGAACTACTGTTGGCATTTAAGATTGTTTTAAAAAATTGTATTGACTTTATAGAAAAATTATATTGATAAGTATTAACAGTATCTGCAACGGAAGTGATTCCCCCATCAGTGTTGAATGATAATCCAGGTATTATCGGATCTGCGTCGTTTTGCGTCATTCTATCTGAAAAATTAGAGTTACGCTCTGGTGTAAAACCTGGGTTAGTCATAGTTGATAGTCGTCCAGAGTTTGATATATTTCTATTATCTTTAAACATTGTATTGTTTATAGCATTAAATCTAGATCCTAAAACGTGAGAAATAATAGATTCAACCATTCTGGATAATGGAGATACGTTTCTTATTCTATTTTCAGTATAAATATCTTGGAATGATTTTTTATCATTAGAAAATGATGAGTAGATACTCATATCCTTTATGCTTGATTGTACGGGATACTTATATGAATAATATTCGTTTATGCTTGTAGTGTTTCTTTTAGCTTCGTCAATTGAAGTGCTATTTCTGAAGAATGTAAGAACAAGATCCTGTAATTGATTATGGTCTTTTCTTTTAGAATCTCTAATATTTTTTACAATAGAATCCATGTTTCTTGATATTAATTCATTTTCTGACGAAGTTTTTTCCGTTTTAGTATAAGTGTCTTGGTTTAAGACAAATATTATTTTACTTACTTTTGTAAGTGGCATATTTAAAGTAAAACCATTTTTAATGTCTACTGCTGAATTCAATAACAGAGTAGTCTGATAGTTTGCGGATTGTTGTGCGGCATTTGAGGCAACGGAGCTGACACTAGACAGGGGTGACAGTATGGCGACTTGCATGACCTTTACCCCGGCACTGGCGTTAGGGTTTATCTTTATTACATCCATCTCAGTTGGCTTGTTCAAGGATACTTCCATTACCACTTTAGCACCTAAGATATAGGAGTAGTCATATTTAACATATTTTTCTATGTCTACAGGAAGAGTCGATAATATAGATGGAGACTTAATGGATACGCTCCAAACTTTTGATCCTTTATCTTCAAATAACTTTGATGGATCAGAAGATGAAGAAATGCTTTGGTCATAGTTTGTTTTTAAATTAACTGATTTTATTAAACCAATTGAATTTATAGGGGTAACGGCAGATCCAATCTTTAATTTTGAACTATTTTGATCAATATAAAAGCCACCGTTAGAAAGATTTATTCCATCTCTGTCAGGGTATACTACTGGAGTATCGTCATATTCGTTGGAATATAGTGCGTTATCAAAGTTTTCCATGTATGAGTAATTATATAAATCATCTTTACCAGAAATAAAATCATAATTATTTATAAAGTTTTCTAAATAAGAAATGTCGTTTTCAACCTTAGCTATCTTAGACAGCATTATCTCCATAAGTGAGTTGGATAAAACGCTCACCCCATTAGCAGCTTGATAATATCTATTAAATCTAAGTTCTAAGTCTCTAAATAAATCTACAAAAACTTCTGAATTAATTGGACTTAATGGTTTGATTACAGAAGGAGAATAGTCAGATCCGTGCAGAAAAATTTGCAACGCTTTTAATTAGCTCTGCAACTTGTGCTTTATCTGCTTTAACCTCTTTAATTAAAGAACCTATAGTCTTTTTTGATCTAGTTGCAAATGCACTTATTGTTGATGGTAAAGAATTTATCATTTTAAATTACACCCCAATCATTTCCGTCCATATCTTGCAACTGATAAGCTACACCAGCTGTTAAGTTTCTTTCTATTATACTATATATTTCTTCTTCAATTTCAAAATTATTGATAACTTCTCTTGGTAATCTTATGATTATAAATCCACCCTTAGGGTACGACTGCCTCATAGGAGGATATACATCCCAAAAAGATATAGCCTCTTTTACATCTTTAATTATTTGATATATCCCAATGTTTGAATATGTATTGGAAGAATTAAACTTTTCAGACTTAATTCCCCCTCCTCTTATTCTTAAATCCTGCAAAGTTGTGCTATTGCTAGTAAAAGGATTAGTTGTATGTATAAGAGCTATTGGGAGGGCAAATGGGTCAAAATTAACAGAATCGTACGGATTAAATATCGAGTTGTCATATGTAAAGTTAATTGCACTGCCGTAATCATATTCTGAAACATGCTTCCAAGAATAACTTTGTACTGAACTATCTTTATAGTAAATGCTAACTGGCTTGATATATATATATAAAGCTTTATCTGGTTCTATTATGTCTCTGTTTAAAAATGGATTTATAGGTATAGGATTTCCGTCTACTTGTTTTAGTGGTATCCCGTTAGACTTTGATGTATAAGATACTTTTATTAAATTATTATCAGAAGGAACTATTGTTGAAGTAAAGTCTATAAAACCATTCTCTGCATCAACGTTTCTTATAAGGTCTGAGGATATTCTTGTCCATGGACCAGAAATAGAATCTCTTTTATACACATTAACCAAAGTACTAAAAAGACCCATTTTTGAATAAGAAGGTTCATTGATCACTGCGATTGGTGCATTGATTAATTTAATTCTTTTATTTGAAATAATAATAGGAAATTCATCTTTAATATCAATATATGGTCTTCCTAAAAATTCAGACCACGCTATATTTGAAAGATTTAAAGTAGAGTAGTTTGCTCTTAATGTTCTTCTTTTATATTTTTGCAACCAATTAACCCAACCAAATGATGGATCTATCACTAAATCTCTAGTAAAAGCACCAGAAGACACATGAAGTGGCCATTGTTCGTACTTTGGAATATCTGACGGTATTGATGTCACTTTAATCTTTGTAGTGTTTTCATACTTAGCTGAATATATAGGGTAAGCAGCTTTAAGCGGTATTCTTACTGGAGTGACAGTGTTATAGTTTCTTGGGCCGAAAAAGTCTATTGATGAACCAAGATTTCCATCTGCATCAACAGCTATGATCCCTATGTATATATTATTTGGGCCTCTGTTTTGATAGTCTATATAATGAAGTATAGATCCTAAAAATTCTTTTCTTTGATTATCGTAAAAACCGTATACAATACCATTATTTTGCGCTGTTGAGTTTTCAAGAACAAAGGCACCGTAATCTATATTTGTCTCTTGTTGGTCTAATTGAGAAGGAGTAAAGGTTGGAACGCTAATCCCAATAGGCTTTCCAGAATAAGCAGGATCGTCGCTTGGCTGACATAATAGCAGTAATCCATCGAGTACTGTAATGGATTTTTTAGCTGTTTTTATCTTCGAATTATCTTGTTTCAATAGCCAATAATTGCTAATTGTATTCGGAGTTGTTTTTACTATATTGGAATTAGTATACAAAAGAGCATTCGTGGAAAGCGTTATCGAATTACCTACAACAGAACTACCTACAAGACTTCCAGAAATTACGTTACCATTTGAAGAAATTGAACTAATTGCAAATGAACTTGGAACTAGATTGTAATTATTTAATGAGGTATAGTCTATTGTTATTTGATCATTAATAGTGGTGTTGCTATCTACTTCGTTCGTATGAGGTGCAAGTGTTCTTTTCGCAGAAAAGTCTATTGTAGTGCCAGTAAGCGATTCCGTTCTTGTTGTTCCGTCATATTGGGTATACGTTATAGAAACAGGAGAAACTGAATAGGCTGTTGAGTTTCTTCCAGATAGATTAATGGTCTTAGTAGTATTAGTACTTACTCCATTTTCGGTTCCAGAAATAGCAAACTTCATAGTAAAAGATTCATTATCTATAGCGTATGACTTTGTTTCATCGGCGGTAGAATTGCCGTAACTTATATTAAAATCTACATTGTTTAATGATATGCCCTCAGCATCAGGGCCATATATACCACCTAATTGTCCACCTAAAACTTCTATTCCAAACCAAGTATAATTTAAATAATTTTTTCCATTAACAACAGTAATAGGTATTTCTATTGGATTTTCAGAATATGATCTTGGTCCACTTATTAATGTTGCACTACCTAAATCTGGACCGTCAAAATCTGGACCACTGTTAGTGTCCCTACCTCCAGGGTCGACTATGTTTTTGCCATCATCTTTGTATGCAACTATTTTATTAATCTTTATACCTTTATATTTACTTGCAGAAGGAAATTTACCAGGAGTAATTCTTATGGAGTTAATAACTAAGTTATTCCTATCTGATGGTTTTGATGTGTTAAACTCAGAAGGAACTCTAACAAAAAAAATGTCTTTTATTGTACCTTTTGGACCATCTTTTTTTGAACCAGAAAAACTTATTCTTCTATAATCACCATCTGAAGTATTTAATTCATCAAGATCAGGATTATGATGTTCAGATATATATTTGATTACTTCTACGTCTGCTTTTCGTATAGCTTTAACTACTGCATCAAATTTTTCTCTATTGTTTTGATATAAATCTTTCCATACTTTAATTAAATATGATTTAGTTTCGCTATCTACTCCTCCATCGGTATATATCTCACCTTTTTTAGTTTGAAAAATTGATAAAAAATATTTAGTCTGCCTGCCGTATATTCCATCTATCTTAATCTTTTTTATCTCATCTATACCACTATTGGCAAGAGTGTATTGAATATACTTTACATATTCACCTGTTTTTCTGTCTTCAGGATCAGTACCGTATTGAAGGTAGTATTTATTTATCTCAATGTCTCCACTGTAAAAAAAGTTATTTCTTATTGATTCTATTCTTCTTTGTGGATCAGCAATTGCTTTAATCTTTTTTCTAGCTTTATCATTAGCATCTACATCTGAATAACCATCAGATAGATTATAGTATTGCGTTATTAGATTAGTGTAGCCTTTAACTGTTCTTGTCGCACTGTGTGTAGCTGTTCCGATGGCTGTCATTTCAGCTGCCCATCGAACATCTAGTGATGTTGGACTTTCTGAAGATTGTACATAAGAACTAAATGTATTAAAATTAAAATCATAATTTTTATATGTTGCTGGTGTTAATTTGTTGGAAAAATTATCAGAAGAAACATCACTGCTTCTATTAATAACTTTTTCCTTAATTATATGAGGACCAAAACCACCAGGAATTACAAAAGGAAGAGAGGTAGAATCAGTATATGCATAAGCGTGTGCGGCATATTGAGTAGGCGGTACTTTATATAGCTTATAAGAAGTTGGTATGTCACTTAAATCTCCAGTTAGATGATCGTTATTAACTAGCTGGTTATTAGCTATATTAACATCTGGATTTGTTACTTCTATAAATATTTGTAGATTAGACAAATCTATATCTTGAGCTAGAATACTGTATGAATCGGGTATTGTATCGTAGCAAATTTTCTTATAATAATCTAATATTGAACCATACGAAGATGTTAAATTTTTAGAGTATTTTGTAACTCCAGCCCCGGCAGTATTGAAAAGAGAATCTTGGATCTGCGTATATGGTGCTTTTTCGGAATCCAACAAAACAGATCCATTTAGTACGTAAGATGAATTCCAGTTTCCAGTCACGTAATACGTAGATGATCTAAGGTCGGTTATTCTTGAAGACTGCATTTTTGAAAGTGCCGCAACGGCAACTGCATTGTACAATATCTTCATAGGTCCGCTCTATTGCAGATGTTGGACTAACTCTAGTTTCTGTAATCATAGAACTTGAGCTATTTTCCTGACTAGAATCAGCTATAGAAGATGGATTATAGAGATTATTGCAATATCTCATGACTGGTGCGGTAGTTGCTAAAATATTTCCTCTTACTAATGAGTCAGCTTGAGGGACGTGTTCTACGCTAATAAATAATGGTCTGTTTAAACCACCAGTATTTTCTTTTAGTATTATATTAGAAGCTGCTATAGAGGTGCTGGTAAAATGTCTATATTGTTTTTTTGTACCACTAGAGGAATAAATACTGCTTCCATAAATTCCATAAAATGTTTGATTATTAACAGATTCAAAAATAGAGTCAGATATCGGCCAAGCGTTGGTTTTTTGTTCATTTATAAATATATTATCAACGTTATAAATCCAACTGTTTAGCTCGACTGTAGCAGAGCTAAGTGTTAGGTATGGGTAAATACTATTCGCAGATGTAGGCGTCAAGGATTCTGCCGACAAGTCTAATATAGCAGTGCCGTTTTTATTTTCTATAAAGTATTTTATTTTGTTTCCATTAGCTGAAGAAATTGGAGATGTAGGCGACCATGCTACTACGTCAAAATCTTCTAATGTAGATACATTATCTATATCGACCAGCCAGTATTCTGCTTGAGTATCGGACTTTCCTGCTGGTGCCAATGGATTTGTAAAGGTGTATCTTGAAAGATTAAAATCAGATATTGACAATCTTTTAAATATATAAGGGTTTGATCCTGAGAAGTTTCCAGATATTCTAAAGGAATTTAAATCAGCTGAAGTACACAAAACTGCACATTTAATTTCTTTTTGTTTTATATTTCCTTCTTGATCTATTTCATTACCATAATTTATAGAAGATATATTTATCTGCTTATTGATTTTAGCTATTAATCTCCAGTTAAAAGTTTCGTACGTTCTATTATCTGACAAAGCTTTTTTCGGAACAAAGACCTCAAAACCTTCATTCAAAGAATTTTCTATGTTAATATTTTGAGCTTTATTAGTAGTCGGTTTTTTTGCGTATATTTTCTTAGATCTTGATGTTAGGTCGGCTACTACAGATTCTTCACTTATTTTTTGAAATAGTGATAGTGAATTAATATTTTCTTTATACCTGAATGATGCCGAAGATATAGCATTGTTCTCTGCTATTGAAACTTTATCATATATTAAAGTAAGTCCGCTTTGGACTATTTTCATCCATTAAAACTATTATTGAATATGGTTTTTTATTAGACTTTTGTAAACCGTCAACGTTTATTGGTTGTAGTAAAATTCTATATTTTTTAGCTCTAGTAATAGGATCTATATAGTCTTGTCCATTACTGTCTATGACGCTAATACTTGTAGGTAAGTTTTGAGTTGGAACATAATCTTCTATTCCATTAATAGAGTAGGAATTAGAGTCTAATAATGTATAATATCTAGAAATGTAATATGAGTGAACAAAATTTTTAGACTGAACATCCGATACGGTATACTGCCTGTCCATTGTCTGTTCCGACAACAAAAGATCACTAATGCTTAAATTATCGCTATTAAATAAAGTGTTTCCATTGGCGTCTTCTAAAACCCCAACTTCATTAGCATAATAAATTTTTGAATTAGTATAATTTCCAGTTAAAGCTGAAGGATTAGAATTTTCTGGGATTAACATAGATATGTCTGTTATGGAAACAGTATTACCTGGTGTTATGCTCTTATTGGAAAACCAACTTACAGCAAATGTTGATTCATTTTTTGGTAAATTATTAAGTTTTTTAACGCTATTTTCTTTACCGTTTTTAGTTTTATCAACAAACTTTTTCATTATTCTTCCTCATAATCTTTTATTAAATTATTATAATTATTAATGCTATATGGGACATTACCCAATCTACCAGATTGATATTGATCATATCTGCTAGTGGCAAACCATTTTGGTGGAGACCATCTTGGGGTGGAGTGCAAAACATCTACTTTGTCTACACTATAGTAATTAAGAAGGAAGTTAGGTGTGGCATAAAGGTCAAGTGATTTTTGAGAATCATAGTTGACAACATCGACTATATTTATAGTGTTTATATAATTATAATTAATTGAGTCATATTCCTCTAACCAGTAAACTATATCACCGTCAGTTGTAGTAGGGGTTGCAGACAAGGTTGAGCTAAAGTCTGTCTCTACTGCAACAAACCAGTATCCTGGATCTGAATTATCCTTAGCAGTAAATGGTCCTATTGAAAATTTACCCTCAGAATCAGTTCTTGCTGAACCTGAAGTATTAGATGACCCAGGAGCAGCAGAGGAAGTAGAGTAATTAATTGAATTAAAGATAGTATGATTATATCTTGCTTTTCTCCAGTATATAACAGTATCAGTAGAGGGTATTCCGTTTTCAGTTACTATGCCATTGATAAAGTTATTGGACACTGAATCTGCTTGAATTTTTTTACTTACAACGTCTGCCTTTATCTTATTTGATACATAAGTATCTTGAGGTATAATCTCTATAGTTATATCCGTAACAGAACTAGCTGATTGGCTATTTTTGTGGGCAGTTGGGTCAGATTGATAATTGATACCTGAAACTGTTATGGTTCCGTTTTGTTTAGTAGTTGTTGAATAATTTGATATAACAGTAAAATGACCATATCCTTCTAAGTCTGTAGTTATTCTACCGACTGAAGATGTTAGCTTATTGGTTGTAATATTAAAAGATTGATGTGGTTTTGGGTTTCCGTTTATATCTAAGGAAATTATTGAAATGTCACAATAATCATGTCCATCATTAACCACGTAAGGTGGAGAGATATAGCATTGGACTCTGTCAAAACTATATTCCTGATCTGATATTGCTAAGTATCCTTCCCCTATCCATGAAGTCAAAGGATCCATGTTGATAACTAAAGGGGTAGAAGTTGCGGATACGGAATTCTCATAAGTAACTTCATATTTATAGGAGCTACCTGGAGTAGAATCAAAATGTATTTGAGCTTTGTACTCATCTCCTACATTAACAGTGTCTATATAGTATGAATCCTTAACTCTATATATGATTTCGTATTCTCTGTTCATCGTTAGTGGTCTATTCGGATCGCTCGCTAGAGCTGTATACCCAGGAGTTGCATAATTACTTTGTATTGTTTCTCCTGTGTTTAAGTCTTTAATCGAAAGGTCGTAAACGTTTTTGTATCCTAAATAGAATGAATTATCTGGTTTTGGCTTTAAAACTTCTTTATTATAAAAAGATATTTTACCTGGAGTAGCTTGATCGGAGAATGCTATCTCCTGATAAAAAGTTACTGGAGTAGAATCTTGATCTAAAACATCAACTATAATCGGTGCACCTTGGTGTGGTTTGTGGGTTAATTGTACAGAAAAAAGATTGCCAGTAAAATTTTCTGTTATTGGATCTGCATATATATATTTTTCTTCTTTTCCTATAGACAGCCAACCAGTTCTTAACCTTGAATCAATTTTATTATCATACAACTTTCCTCTTACTCTTATATTACTAAAAATAGTTGTATTTCTTGTTGAGTTAAAGGATTCTACTACTGAGTCTAAAGGATAGTCTATTATTTGTATGTGGGTTTCCGCATTACTGATGGCGTTAGCTACACTAGATTCTAATACAAATGTTCTATTTAAGAATGGTTTTACTACAGATTGATCAGACCAGATTGATACATTAACACTTTCTGGATCTAAAACTTTTATATTTTCAAAGAAATAATCAAACTTTGAAGATCCAGAAATGCCAAAAGTTTCTCTTGTTATTTCTGGTAAATCTATTATGTTACTGTTTAATCCAGGTATGTATTCTCCATTTTCAAGAAGATATTTTACAATTCCATTTTCATCAACAATTCCAGATATTTTAGGGGTTGAATGAATTTCAAATGGTTCCCAATCTATTATTTCAAAAGGATAAGTATTTACTTCATTTGATTTGATAGTTATGGATCTAGGAGTTGCTGTTGCATCGTATTTTAATTTACCAAAATAATAGTTGACAGTAGAAGCTGTATTTTCAGAGTTTATAAAACCAAAAGAATTGGAAGGAAGTGAACTTCCATATATGGAAGCAGTAATATTAGGAGAAGATGGAACAAATAAATCTCTATCTAGTTCTGTGTAATTAGCTGCTCCACCATAAACAGAGATATTGTCAGAGACATCCTGATCTGGAGAGTTGAACGTGTTTGTTGGAGGTATAACATTTATGTACGTATATTGAGGAGTTGCTCCAACTGGGTAAATTATATTAGATTTGATTAAATCAAGAGGAAGGTTTACATTCTTTTTACTTGCATCTACAGTATCATTTAACGTGATCTTGTCTTTTACAGGAACTGTTTCTTCGATAACTTGCTTTAAATTATAAACATTTGATACTAGTTTTATTACAGTATTTGGTGTAAAAGATGGAGTACTGGCATTTATTTCTGAACTGGTAGAAATAAGCTTGTCTGATTTATGGGAAAAGAAAGCTGCAAACGTATCTGAATTTGGTGTTGCATACTGTGATCCATTCCATAATCCATTCTTTAATCTCATATCAGAAATCTTATTATATGGAATTCTAGTTGTTGAATATAGGTTATTGAAATTAATTGTAGCTAATTGTTTCGTGTCTTTATATCTAAAATTTAGATCGCTACTCAAATAACCATCTGTATCAAATATTTGAACTGTATTGAATTCTGGACTTGCGCTACTTGTAGGAGCATGCTGGTTTTTAACAAATCTAGTTATAGGAGAATAAATAAGTCTTGGTGTTGCACTTGTACCATAAGGCAGTAACGTTGCTTCCACTGTTAGATTTATAGTAGCACTCTGATTATCGTAAATGTATCTCTTGTAATCTGAATAATATTCATAATTAATTTCAATTGGTGAATTTTCTAAATGTGTACCAATCTTCTTTTTTCCAGTTGCTACTAAGCTAGTAGTAAACCATTGAGGAGTAGCAGAATTATCATAGATTATTATTTCGCTATCAGAAAGATCGCCAACACCTGGTTGATAATAAGCAAAATCATTTATTTCATCACTATAATTAGCACTTAGTCTATTAACTCCCTCTTGATTTAAACCAGCAGTGTCCCAAATAGCATTGTTGAATGAGAAATAACCCCAATTAGTTGGATATTTTTCATTTAATTTAATTACTAAATTTGTAAATTTTTCTTTTGGACTACCATCAGCGTTAAAATATTCCAAAGAAGATTCTATGTCAGACATTTCCATAATCAATGGAGTAGCATAATCGGTTGTGTGATCTGGTGTTGCGCCAAAAGCATCCCAAAGATTAAGTTCTCTTCTTAAAGTTCTTTTAAATCCATTTATATCAGTAGAAATAGGATTGATAAAAACGTCTAATATTCTAAACTTAAATGATTCATTCTCTTCTAGATAAAGCCTATTTAGTCCTACTCGTGCACCAAATTCATCAAACCAGTTGAACCTTTGAATTGGTATCTGAGGCAATTCCACTGAAGTAGTATTATTATTATACGCAATTAAAGATTCAAAATTTCTAATTGTAATTATTTGTCTGTTAACTGGATTGTGAAAATAAACATAATCTGTATTTCTAGCTTCATATAGGTCAGTCATGCTGTCTAGTCTAGTTAACTCTATGTTGTCACCTATAATCTTGTTATAAGTATTTGGAACGTTTAATGAAGACCACATCCATGCTACTTGATTTAAGTCAGCACTACCTATAAAGCGATTTATATTATGTATATCTACTTGTGTGTCAAAGTAATCTAAGTTTTCAGAAACTATAGCATTTATGAATTTTCCACCAACACTTTTTGGAACATAGTTATCTTGGTTAACTTGATCTTCTGAATCGGAATACATCTCCATCCATGATGGAAATTTTCTTAGTATGTTTTTTGCTGATCTAGATAAGACCGGTGTTATCGGTTCAGATATAGCTATTTCAACTATTAATACAAAATCTAAAACGTTTACATCGGTTACTTGAGTATCTATTGTTATTTCAAACTTAGCGTACCTTTTAGAGTCTTTAGCTAGAAGTAGAGTCCCCAGGGATTCAGAAGATGTAGTGGTGGAAAGGAGCCATGGTCCGCTCCTGTGAATCAGACTCATAAACGCTTATGTTATAGGTTATATTTTCTATTCCACCAAGACGGTTGGAGAATGCTCCTCTAAATGATCTTATATCTACCCTAGAAGATGTATCAACCAGTCTCATTAGGCTAGGAGTGGCTATATCTTGTACTACCTCACCATAGTTTGTTTGGTAAACTGTTTGCAAGAATGATGGTGTTGATATTAAATTAAAATTTGTGTCTGTATATAGAAGATAGTTAGCAGTGGCTCCATAGTTAGCAGTGGCTCCAGGGGTTTGGAAAATAAAGTTAGGGCTACTATACTGGGTGCTGTCTACGTAAATATAGGCATCGCCTGTTTTTTCCGTACCAGTAAATGTATAGTCACCTATTAAGTTATTACCGGTTCTTGATCTTTTATTACTAAAATTAGTATAGTATTTGTTAAAATAAAGATCTACTGGACTTGTAACCCAAGTTTTACCATTTTTACTAAAATCATAACTAGTAAAACTTAATAGATAACTTTTCATTTAAAAACCTTTTTACTAGTCTAACCAAATACTGTATTCACAAGTGAGTCCATTTTGAGGATGTACATACATAAGTTGCTGAGAAGGTCTACTCATAGAAGAGAAGAACTCTTGTGCATAGGTGTTGTAGCTTTCTGGTGAACCAGAAATTCTCAATGTTGCGCTGCCTATCGTCATCTTAAAAGATTGGTGATAGTGACCCATGAACACATCATCAAAATGCTCCGGAATTGCACCATCTTTCCAGCCCATTATCTTTTTATAGTAACCATGAAAGGCATTGGGTGAAGGTAATTGATCACCGTGAATTAAAAGACTACTATAATTTCCTATAGTGTCGACAGCATACCAGTGTCTTTCGCCTTTTCCATCTGGAATATTAAAGGTAATTCTTGGCTCATCTTTAAATATTAGTCTAATGATTTGGTAAAGAAGTCTATCCATATTAGTTTCTGGATCGTGTTGCTTTCTTCCTCGACCACCAACGGCACCATGATTTCCTATTACCCCAGTAACATGCACATGCTCAAAGTTCTCCAAAGCAGTTCTTAGGAACTTGGCTATAATCTCTGGTCCATTTACTCCAACCTGTCGATATAAACCAGAGTCAATCAAGTGTGCTTGTCCAGGGAAAATTTCTTCACCCTCAACTATATCTCCCAGCATCCACACATGAAGGTTATTAACCGGATGGTGTTTTCTTTGAATTTCAGTAATTTCAAGAAGCTTCTCTGTATAAAGTTCTATTCTTTGAGCAGCTACGTTAGAGTTGTAGTCAGGAGTGACCTTACCTAGCTGCCAGTCTGCGAATACAGCTACAGCTGTTTCTGGCTCGCCTAAGCCTGATTTTAAGACTGGTTTCTTGACTGGAGGAAGGCTTATGGTACTAAACGCATCATATGCTGCCTCGTATATTGCTACTACGGCTTCATCTTTTACGTTCTTGTATTTATCTGCTAATCTGGCCAATCTTCTATTCTCGGATCTAAGAAAGTCCCCTCTGTCATTAAAGGTAGGAACTTCCAAGTCAGAAGAATCTTCTATGAGGATAGTCTGATTAGACGACACCTTTTGATTAGACAATTCCGTATTGAGTTCATCGGACATCAACTCACCTGGAAAATCTTCGTAGCCATCTGCTATATTTCTAGCATGTGTCATATTGGCAGCTTTTACAATCTGCTTACGTACTACAGTATACATTTTATCTGACATTAAAGCCTTCTTTAAATTTAGTAGTTTGAAGTACCAATTATAACAGAATATACAGCTACTGCGCCAGCTATCATGAAACTTCTATCATCAGACAATCTATAGTCGGTATTTGATATATTCTTTTTATCTACTGCAACATTATTTATCGTAGCGGAAAGGATTAAGTCAGAGGCAAATTTCATCTGGGATTCCATCTCTTTGATTGATATAGAATCTCCTATTGAAAAAGAATTTAAGTATCTAGTTAAGAATATTCTAGCCTGTGCTTCTGCGGATCTAGCTAGTTGAGATGTCGTTCCTTCTCTAAGGGTTAATGTAGCAGTAACATCGACGTTCTTTCTTTGGGCCATTCTTACATTTATGCGTATACCAACTGGTTTTATCCCGCTTACTGCGGTAAAAACGATTTCTGGAAGGGCGTTCATTCCTGATAGGCTTTCTGGTACGACTATTAAGTCGCAAGAACCTATACCGTAAGAACCTTCTCTGATTTTTACATCCTTTACGCCTTTGACGGCAAGGGCGGCAAATCTAAGAGACTCAGCGGTTCCGGTTCCCTTACTTCGGACCGATGCTATAATCCTTCTTCTGAAATTGTCATCTGACTCAGAGTTTAAAGAGCTATATATTTCTTTAGGGTTATTGCAAAAGATTGCAGCTCCAGGAGGTCCTATGAAATTGTGTTTTACCACAGTATTCCTTGCCGCTGTAATACCAGTATCTGAAAACTTTGCTTGTACTGTGCCATATTCTCTTGTTAATCCAGATAAAATAGTTACATTATTAGTTAATTCGTAAGCGTATTGAATATCGTTGAAATTATCAACAGCCGTATAGACCAATGTCCCTTTTGGAATTGTAATATCTGCAGAATATGGTACGCTGATAAAGAATTCTATATTAGAGGTTAGCCTGTCTACGGTTAGTTCATCAGATATGCTTCTTCTGCTTACGCTGTAGAGTTCTCCTATTGCATCTAAATTTTTTCCTGTCGCCATTGCTAAGGTTGACTGCTCTATACTAAGCTTAAATGCACTATAAAGGTCTGACACTTCAGTGGTTATCGCTTCTGCAAATGCCCTGGCTATAGAACCTGGGGATACCGCAGTAATCCCTGCATTTTTTTGTAGGGCGTCAACGACCTCAATAAGCATTTGGTCTCTTGATTTTAAGTTATAAATAGGCATTAAATTACACCCCTAGTGTCTGAGTAATAGATAGTACTGTTGGTTCTTTGAATTCGGTAATTATGAAAACGTCAAATCTTATAGAGTCTTCGGAAGTGGGAACTGCCTCAATCATAATTTTTCTATTAGAGAATATTCCTTCTCTTTCTAAGGCAGATCTTATAATTCGCTTACCTAATTCTCCAGTTTCTGGAGTTTGAGGCATTCCGTAAAGCATTGCTAAGTCTGTGCCTAAGCCTGGATATATATAGAAATCACCAGGTTCAGTCATCAGCCTTAAGTATATTTGTTGAACGTCAACTTCTGCTGGGCTTTGAGTTGTTGCAATGTCTCCATTGCCGGTAACCTTAAGGTCTCCAGATAAGTCTATATAAAAATCACCCAATTTTGTCCCTTAACGCCTTATCTCTAGCTTGATTAAATGTATAGCCACTTTGCATTAAATTTACAATGTAGTCAGTAAATTCACCCAAGCTAATATTATTATTTACAGGAGTTATATTTGTTTCCCAGCTAATTTTAATTATACTGATTTGATCCTCAGTAAATAAAGAAGAAGAGTCATTACCAGAAAGGAAACCGTAATTACCAGTTAAATCTGCAGTAGTGTCAACAAATTGATACTCCCCTCCTATAGTAATAGTTGGTTTTACTTCCTGTTGTTCCTCTTCGTTTATTTTTATCAATTCATCTATATATTTACCTATGTTTATATAAGCTGGGTTGTATTGATCTGGATTAGATTTCAATAAAGTTGGCTCAGTGAAATCGTCTGCCGAATGATTAAAATCCATAGAATTCCACTTTAAACCATTTTCCTTGGTGTGAAATCTTATACTGTCAGCAAAAAGAGATATGCTTCTAGTAGATCCACTTATAATCATGCCAACTCCTGGTGCTGTAAAAATTTCTATATCTCCAGAATCGGTTAAGCGAATAAAAGAAGAATTATCAGGATGGGTCAACCCAACTTCTCTAGATGAAAAGTTTTTTCTTTTTTCATACTCATTTTTTTCAGATATATAGTTTTTTGCATTTGAACTATAATTTTTTACTATTGGGTCGTTTGGGTTCATGATTATATTAAAAAGTTAGGAACACCTGTGTCAACACCATAGTTGACACGGTATTTAGATTGGAAATTAATATCATTTATAAATGATACTATATGGGGGTATCTTTCGTTGTCATCTCGAAAAGAAACTATGCATCTTGATCCTGCTGTTGGTGCAACGGTTTGGATACCCTGTATATCTGGACACGGTACATCTTTTATAATTTCCCCTATAGAACCAGACATTTTATCTTCTAGTACTATTATTGCAGTGTTCTTCTTTCTGTCGAAAGACATTACAACACCAGGTCTAGTTTTTGTTTGTTGAATTCTAGCTGCGCTTAAACTGTCTGCTATTTTTTTATCAAATTTTGGATATATTTTTGTCATATTATTTTCCTTTACCAAGTGGGTGTAGTGCCAACGTATGTATAATTAATACCAGGGAATCCTCCCGCTACTGTGCTTCCGATTATCTTATAAGGTGATCCATCATTTTGATCTATATAAGTTCCATCACCCAATGATATTCCATTATGCCCAAGGTCATCAGTTGCAGGGGTACCACCAGTCCAGTATACTACATATCCCTTTGGAGGATTTTTACCCTTAGGAGTTGTTGGGCCAAAGAAGTCTGAGCGATTTTTTACTTTATTATAATGTGCTGTTGCACTTAAGGACCTATCTAGATTAGTCGGAACTTGAGTAGTAGTAGGACCATCCCACTCATCGTTGAATATCTCTGGCATAGCTTCACCAAACAGCCCCAAGGCTGCACTTAGTCTATTAGCAAAACCTTCACATCCAAATTTCTTATTAGTCTTGGTTTGCCAGTCAGCCATTCTATTTGTCCTTAACCATATTGCTGCTTCTTTGATTTGGTCTTTAGTGAAAGTAGGGGCAACAGTGCTATCCCCACCATAAGAATATGAACCTGGAACAATGAGGTTAGCTAATTCATTAGCCGATGTCTCGATTAAGGTGGCATAAGCTTCTTGGCCCAAGGATGATAAAGTTCTTTTGCTCTCAGATAAATAGCTTTCGTTAGCTACTACTAATTCTGCCCAATTTAAAGTACTTGAGTTAATTAATATATTTGGGTAACTTGGTCTTAAATCTTCTAATGCTTGATTAAAAATAGAAGATTGACTTATATCAACATTTGTTGATGCAGAATAGGTGTCTATCCAATAGGTTGGTTTAGATCCTATTTCAACCATAACTAATTTAATTAAATTTTTTAAACCTGTTAAATCTAGCCCTAACAGCGCATCAGTCGCACCGGTTGCTATAATGTATGCATCGGGTACAAATTTATCAGAGCCTGATGCTGTTTTTAAAGTTTGAATTTCTTGAATTAAAGTTTTTAAAGCTGCGTTACCTGCACTTGCTGTAGCCATCCTTAGTCCAGCTTTTCCTATTGTCTTATAATAAGACCATGGAGTTTGACCCATTTTTTTTGTAATTAGAGTAGAACTATCAGATACATTTAGATTGCCAATGATTAAAAGCTTTTTATCTATTTGTTGTATTACAGATCCACCAGAGGAAGCTCCAGCAGCTGGTACGTATTTAATCGGCTTAGAGCTTTTAATTAAAGTATTTTTTTTCTTTTTAGAAAAGAAAATAGTTCCAGACATCCACTGTTCTATATAAGGAGCTGTTTTAGGATTGTATTTTGGAAGGTTTTTTCTTACCCATTCTTGTAATATAGCTATATCGTTACCCGTTGTTAAGTAAACGCTAACAGCTTCTTGGAAACTAGTTAAGAATATAAAACCACATTCAGATCTAGTTCCATAATCTCCCCACGCATGAAATCCGCTTGATGTTTTTATTACATTATCTGAAGCGTTGGCACCCCATTTATAAGTTGCTAAAGCTACTTGATTGACTGGATACCAAAGTAAATCATCTACAAAAGCTTTGCCTGCATTCTGAAGCAACAACATTTTTTCTAAAATCTGTGTGTCTGTCCAATTAGCGTCTGCTCCAGGCTTATAAGCTAAATGGGTAGCCTTCATCATTTTTGGTTTATCTAGATATTTAGTTCCATCATATACTACTGGTAACTTTGTTACTGCCCCAGTTTTTGCATTAATGTATGATAATAAGTTGAACTGAAACATTCCTACAGAATAGTCATCTGCTAATCCATTCCAATTTTCTGGATTCCTACTGCAAACTCCATTGAATGATCCTGGGTTACGGTTGCTCTCTCTTGCCATTATGGCGGTAAATATAGCAGCTACTTCTGGACTAAAACTTTTAGCTGTTAATATTTGAAACACATCCAGATTAGATAGATCTCCCTCTAATGCTTTGTAATTAATAGTAGCTTTTGCTCTGGATACTTCGATTGCAGCTTGCAGAGCGGCATCGCTTTCGCCACTGTCTACTTCATCTATTATTGTACTACTTACGATAAGACCTTCTGAACCGATATACTTACCAGCTCTTTCTGCGCTAAAAGAAATGTGAATGTGACTTGTGTGATTATCATCTGACACAAAATCAACATACTTTAAATTTGGATATTTCATTTTAACAGCAGAACTCATTCCCTCAAGGCCTTCTACTATTCCTAATTTTCTACCAACTTCTGGATGGATTACAATTAAATCAGGAAGAAGTGGCATAGGCATAGTATTAAGAGCTTCTAGAAGCATATCTAGACTGAGCTGATATCCATCTTCTGATACTGGAATATTTTGAGTAGAATCGTAATTGGAACCTAACTTTTGAAAATCAAAAGATCTTCCAAAAACATGATCTGATATTATGTTTTTAATATTTGAGTTAACCTTTGAAGACGAACCATCTAATCCTATTTGATTATCACCTTCTTGTGTTATGACTGCTCTAGAAGTAGCAAAAGTTCCGTCGAATCCTATTTTATCAGCTAATGCTATTAACAATTCTATTAGAGCTGCACATATATACGCTTTTTGTTTTGGGGCGATAATTAAACTGTCTTGAACAAATCCATTATTTTGCTCTTGAGGAACATCAGGATAATAGGACTGAGTGGCTATTAATTTATGGTTAGTCCAATTATCAGGAAAATCTATGTCAAAACCAGAAATCAATACAGTGTCACCTACTACTCTACTGAGAATGGTTCCTCTTTCGATATAGTATTGTTTTTCTTCTGGTGTTAGCTCTGAATCTAGAGCAATCATTCTTGATCCTAAAGATGGTGCAGATGGATCGAATATATAAGTAACATTGCCATGCTTAATAAGTGGCCCACCAAATTGCGAAACACCAGAACCGCTAGAGCTCTTAGGCCATTGACCAGTTTTATATGTATTTAAAAGATCCATTAATGGATTGTTTGATCCAGCTGCTGCATAACCAGTTCCCGCTATAGACTTAGAAACTATTTTTAGGTAAGCTGCTCCGACCAGATAATTTTGACGGTTCTCCGTCTTTACCTTGATAATCTGGGTTTGGTATAGAAAAAGATTCTGAACTTTGCGCTCCAGTGGTAATCAAAGAGTGTGCAGTTGAATTAACAAACTTGTTAGAAACGTTAATAAGAGATGCTGGGTTCCTAAATAGAGTATCACCGAGATAATATTTCACTTACATCCCTAGTGCTCATAGTCTCATTTTCATATCCACTTTGAGAAGCTGAAGTTGTTAAACTTTCTGATCCATTTGGATTAAAGCCTTCAGCTATCTTCCTGGTAATAGATGTTGAGCTATCTAAATCATCTAATGTAAAACCAAAATCTGCCATAAAAAATTCCTATCTTATCTACCTAGAAGGTATGTATTTCGGTATAGCTAATTGCTCTTCAAGGCTTATAACAGATTTTCTTTCTCTAAGAAGATCTGTAGTAGAAACTTGCGCAAGTCCATTAATAACCAATTCCCAGTTTAGTGTAGCTGGGCCACCGTCATCATAGTATTCATCCCAAGAAGTATAGGGCCACTGTGATGCTTTTTCATATAGTAATTCAGCTATTCTTATATTATAAAATATTGTATACAATTGCTTCTTTTGATCAGACAAAGAAGAAAGAGAATCTGCTGTATTGGAACCTATGTTGGGCTCTGTTATATTTGAATTTTTAATCTGATTAAATAATTCATTAAACTTTTTATAAAAGACTGAACCTTGATATAAAGTATTTTTAAAGTTATTCTTCAATTCATCTACACCACTAGCTTGATTTTTGTAGAAAAAAGACCTTATGTCTTCTTCTACGTTATTTAATTCATTACCTATAATCCTATAGAATATAGTTCCAAGAGCTTTTTCTTTTTCACCATCGCCGTATTTATCTGCAGTTAAATAATTGGATTTTATATTTTTGGAAGAGCCTGGATCTAAATCGTCTTCAGTAAAAATTGATGTGGCTGACATATCATTTGGTGCTATTCTAACTACAAAAATCTTACCAGTTAGTTGTTTTGCTATATATTCTGCCGAACGACCACCAGAAGAATTAGTGTTAACTATAGTTGTTTGAGTAGAATCTATATAATTTGATTGACTAGAATTGTTTAAATATCCACTCATTGAATTTAAATTTCCAGAAATAATTCCGTCTAGTTTAACCTTAAATGGTTGAGCACTTGGGTTAAATATATCTACAACTTCTACTTCCCCTCCATCAATAAATCTACTTACTCTACAAACAACCTTAAAGAACTCAGTAAAACCAGCTTTATCTGGACCTGTTCCTGAATATTTTAATACCTCTGCATTGACTAAAGAGTTTTCTAAACTAATGTATCTAACTAATTCATTAATTTCCTTTTCTTTCCATCCAATACTCTTTAATATATCATCACTTCTTACATAAGCATTCCCGTCAACCATAGTATGGGCTCTTACACCTAAGATTCCTGGTAGCAATTTTTTACTATGATATTTTCCTACTACCATTCCTTGGTTAATGGAGAGGCCAGCGTCCATTGGTTGTCCATTTCTATTTAAGTACTGAATATAACAACCGTGTTGATCTAGAACATTGTCCCTAACCCACTGCCAGCCACCCCAGAACCCTTGAGCGCCAAATGATGCACCTACACCTAGTCCAACCACCCCAAGAGGAGCTAGAGCCCCTACAATAGCCGCACCAGCAGCTACAGTGCCAACGAAACCTAAGGCAAAAGTAGAAAGGCTAACCCCTCCAGTGGCTCCACTCTTTACTTGACTTTCTATACTTGCTTGAGCATCTGATAATGCTTCTGCACTATAATTAGACACAACATCTTTCATTAACGCACTAGATCCGTGGGTAAATTGTATTCCTCCCAATAATTGAGTGCTTAGAGCTTGAGATAAACCATCAACGGATATATTTCCGCTAGACATAATCCCTGTTGACCCTGCTTGTACGGAGTTCATCAAAATCTTAGTGTGATCTCTTATGTTCTTAATTGAGAACCACGAATGCATCCAAGATGATAAGAACCATCTTCCTGGGTCATTTACTGAAACCATTGCATTAGGTGTTATTGAGGTAATGAATCCAAGATCAGCAGTAAAGTGATGAACCACTTGTTCCACTTCAAATAGGCCATACATTCTTTCATAAACGTCTGCAAGGTAAACTATATCATGAGGTCTTATGTCAGGAGATCCTATTACTACTAATTCACCACCATAGATATCCTTTAGGGAATCTTTAAGATGAGATAAAGCTACTCTTCTTGCCGTTAATTCATCTGGAGCACCTTGCGCTAACTTAGCAACGCCTCTAGTGAATTCCAGAGGATGGAATAAAGGTTGTGCTATTCCAAAAATACCAGAACCCATTACATTGTCAAAGTACAGATCTGTTTCAACGGTTTTTTCCACTTGTCTTTCAGAAGATATACTTTTATCCAATGCTACTGTTACTGGATATTTACCATCGGAAACTGCTGTTACCTGTGTGGCAACGCCAGAAGTATTTTCGATTATATTATTAGCAAGAATATGAGAAAAAGAACTTAGGTAGTGCATTCTTTGAAATGGTTCCCTGATCTCTACAACTGGCTCTCCATACTCTCTTGTAAATGGATTGTCTACTGCCCTTAATAAAGATCCAGCCCTGCCAAGTGAATAGTATATAGAATCATTTAAAGCTTTATTTAGAACATTAGCCTGTCTGGCAAAGTTGTCTACTTGCTCTAGGCCGTAACCCATTTGCATCATTGATACTCTAAACATATTTAATAGACCACTTAAGCCATCACTCAGGGCTGTCCAAACAGGTCCTATGCTATTTTTAAAGAAATCCTCTACTCCATTAACCATAACGGAACCGATATTTCCTGCGCTGTTACCTTCGCTTTTATTATCTGCCAAAATCTTTAGGAACTTCTTTTGATCGGATGAAACATTAAAGTTTGGATCTATAAATACTGAAAATATTGGATTGACTGGGTTAAAGTCCCACATGTCGTCACCAACATATTTTCTATTTGGCTTTAATATTAACCAAGCTCTAGCATAAGGCTCTTGCCACATTGCTTGTCTAAATATTCCAACTACAAGGTAGAATAATTGTTTTCCTGTTACATTATTATTATTAGAGTCAAATATCATTGGAGTTTTACCGCCGCTAGAAGCCTCTATCATGTTGGCAGCACCTTTTAGGTAGTATCCTATTTTTATGAATTTATCTCTAAGTACTGAGTTAAAATAGTTTATCAAACCGTCCTCTGATTGTGGCGCATCAATAAAATTACTTCTAGCAAATTCTATAGCTTTCTTTATCTCATCAGAACTAAGCTGGCTTGCGTTTGTTTTACTAGTGGAACCTGTTTGATTGATAAAATCGTCTCCAAGCAATGCGGTGAATTCATCCGCTGCACCTGGAATAGTGTCATTGAATTTTTTAAATATTTCTATTTTTTGAGCTTCTGTACCCTTATTGTTGTATATATCTCTAATTATAGTCAAAAGATTATTAGGTATAGGATCGGTGCCTTCAGGGTTTATTCCAAATGCTTGAAAAAATATTTGTTTTACTGAATCGTAATTATGGTACGCAAATCTAAATTGATCCCAAATATCGTTAGCTTGAGCAAGAGTTCTTCCATTTCCCGCAAGAACATGAATTGAAGAACTATAATCTTCGTCAAATAACTCTCTAGCTTTAACTGAACTTGGATCTGCCGGATCAAAGACTGGAGCAAAACTAAACCTTCCCGTACCAGTTTCTACGTCACCAGTAGTAGTTAACTCTTTATCTAATATCTTGTATAATGCGTCTCTTGAAACCTTATCGTATTTTTCTTCATTAACATATTTAAAGTAATCAATATAATTTCCACCTTTTGCAGCTAGGGCAGCCATCATTTCAGAAGAGAGTAATTGTATATTTGAGTCTGGTACGTATTGAATATAATTTGTATCTAACGCTGCTGCCGCTGTTCTAGTCCAACGATCTATTGCCTCTTGGCTTGATCCAGCTGGCAATTGTGCCATACGCCCAGCGCTTGCATTAGTGGTAAGAGCTTTTGCCGTATATTTAACAGTATTAGTAGAATTGACTGCACCATATTTTCCAAAACCAATTAAATAATTAGAACCAGATGATGAGTCTATCGTAAAATGTGTCGCTGGACTTGTCATAGTTGTCACCACTCCAACTGGTACATTGTCATCGACAAATGCATAGTAACATTCTCTTGGTATTGGGTTAGGGGCAACGCCAGCTTCTGCTAATACTTTAGCAGCGTCGCTTGCATCATTCCCCTTATCATAATAATTTTTTTCATCTTCCGTTAAGCTCATTACACCAAGGTAATATGCAGCGTCGGGAGATATTAAGGAGCTAATTTGAATACTAGTATTATTATATTTAAAGTTTAAGTAACTAGTATCTGTTCTATTAATGTCAGCTCCTTCTGTCGGTTGATATAAGTCTGCTTCAAGTTCACCCCAAAGGAAATAAGCTGGTTTACAAACAACTGCTTGATTTGTAGTTGGACTATATATTAATACTTTTCTATTCTTATAGTCTTTAACTGATCCATAAAAATCTGAATTTTCTTTATCAGAAAAATATTGTTCTTTAAATTCTGTCCATAATGGATCGTTTGTATCTTCTGCAATTTTATACGGAAATCTCATAGCAATATAAAACTGTTCATCTTCAGCTGTTTTTGGAGAGCCCCAATCCCTATAACTAAATGGTGATTTTGCAGTAATTGTTCCTGCATCAAAATATTTATATTCCCAACTTCCACTTCCGTTAATGTCGGTAGCTTTTTTGAGCTCACCCTTTATTGAAGGTAGTGGCATTCTGATTATTGTTTTGGAAGCTCCTGGTTGCAGTTCATCAAGACCATAGATAAAGCTATCACCTATGGCACTAGCGACATCAACATTTCTAAATATAGAAGAAATATCTAATTTAAGATCTATATCGTAATCTAGTCCTTTATCTACAGTTAAAGTTTTTCCTATAAGTCCAGCTTCTGCTGCTAGTAATATGTTCCAACTTGGGTCTCTGCCAAGTTTTTCGTAATCTTTATCGTCTTTATAAAAATCCCCTAACTTATCTCTTTGATTAGAAACAGCAAAGAAAGCATAGTCGGTTAGTACCGCTCCTGCTGGTCTGTCCGTAAAATATGGGAAAGAAAATCTAGCGGGTAACTGATCAATTTGTTTGTGAATATTTTCAAAATTAGATAATTCGTTATCAGTCTTTTCTCCGGATGACTCAATTGGTAAGTGATATCCGACAGTAGCGTATCCTTTATTTATAGGTAAAACGGAAATTACTTCTTTATCTTTATTAAAATATTTAACTCTATTCGGGTCTTCGAAGTTAATTATTTCACCCCTTAAAGCTTTTGAGGGTCTATAGACGTCTGTTCCAGCATTCTGTGATTTAATGACACTGGATAGATTTACTGTAGCTTCTTGAAGAGATTGTGAAGCTAGATAATCAGCAGTAGAACTAGATTGCTTATTTACTGCATTTATAATATCTAGCAACTCGTCATCTGGGTTGATATAGGAAGGGGTTTTAAGACCTAGTCTTACTGCTTTTTCTTCACTAGGGAAACCAGTCGTTACAGGAACTACGCCTGATGTATACAGCCAATGTGGCTTACCATAGAATACAGTAGACCTATCTTCAAATGGTCTTACTGCTACTATGTAATTAGGTAAAATTCTTGCACATGTTTGGAATATATCCCATACACTCTTCATGTACGTTTGGCACCTGAACGAAACTTCATCGAATCCAGGCATGTCGTCATCGTCTGTTGGACTGATTAGTCCCAGCGTTCTAAATATATTCTTTCCGCCTCTACCACCAAGAACACCAGTTAGACCCAATGTAGCGGCTCCTACTCCTATTATAGGAAGGGCTAAGCCACCAGTACCTACAGCAAGGGCTGTACCAGCAGCAGCCAATACTCCACCAGTTATCATAGCTGCAGTGCCACCACTTTCTCTTGCCCCTGCACCAGTTAATGTGTCCAAAGCGGCTGCAGCACTTGCGTCCTGAGCGTCATATTTTTGGAGTAAATCATTCCAAGATGAGTCAGTAAGCCTATTTAAATATTCTAGTCTAGGATTGGGCTTATCTTCTGGCGTCAAAGAAGAAACATTAGCCCAACCATCTCCAATGTCTCCACCAAGGTACTGGGCAACTCCTGTTCCATTACCGGGATATATATTTCTTTTAAAAATTTCTAGATCTCTTTGAGCAGCAAAGTTAGACCACAATGTTTGCATCATGGAAACTACTGGAATTCTAACTTCTGCACCAAGCACACTTTGGTTTTGGCCATCTGGATTCAACATTCCTGCCACTGCGGAAACTGTTCCGGAAACCCCCATCCCACCTCTGCCTAAAGAGGTCGCAGTGTCTGCTATTGCATTTCTGATTCCTCTTTGTTTGTTTAATTCGATGTCATTTAAAGGCTGATAAGGTATCATTCCAAAGTGTTTGATTCCAAATTTATTTCCAGAAAAGATAGTACCTCTAGTAGCAAGGGCAAAAGCTTCTCTTGTTTTAGAAGTTCCCATTGACAACAAACGAATCATTAAATCTCGTGGTTCTGATAAATACATTCCAGTATTTATTCCACCATCTATTTTACCGCTACTACCTTTTTTATTAGTAGAGTTAACTATTGGACTTAATTCAATTGCGTCAGATTGTGCAGTGACGACAACAATTTCACCTAGTTCAACACTGGTAATAATGCCATTGAATAAAGTATGTAATGAGTTTGGATTTGAACCGTACCCGCCCCTAAGGTGGACTCTTACTCCTGGTTTTAATCTAATATTTTCTATGTCAACAATATATTGACTTTCCATATGACCAAGAATATTTCTTGCTCTATTTAAGGTTAAATCTATAATGGAGTCTAGGCCAGATGTCAATCCAAATAGATCTGTACCTGGAGGAGCATTCTGTTGTCCGTTTCCATTAAATACCGTACTAGCTTCTCTAGTGGAAAGCTTGGCATACATATTGGAAAGTCTGAATACTAAGGTGTCTCCTAGTATATCTTCTGATTGAACTATTGAAAAATCTATAATCGATTGTAATCCATAAAAGTTATCAAATAGTTTTGTTCCAGCAAAATTACCTTCATCAACTAACCACAGCATATAGGTTGGAAAAGCTCTAATCATTCTTCCTGATATATCCCTATAGGACGTATCAATCATCATCTTTTCCCAGTGCTTATCAACGCTCTTTGAATCTCCATTCCTGTTCATGGATTCAGGCTTGCTCAAATCACCTGATGTGTATGAGTATTGATATTTATCCAAAGACTGGACTCCTGGTACGCCCGTCATGTTCTTTCCTTCAGGAAGGTTTGTTCCAACATCTGGAGATTGGGTATCTGTTACTCCAATATAGTTAACCTTTTTGGTATCTTTTGTTACGTTATATCCATCTACGGTTAAATAAAATCTACCATTATCTTTATCGACATAACCAAATTGATACCCATCTGCTGTATGCAGTATAGCTGGGATGTGTGGATCCACCACGTTCCCTATTGCTGGAAAAGTGTGTATTATTGCGTGAGCGCTGAGTTCATCAGGGTTAAAGCTGACCATATCCTCACCCTGAAGAGAACTACTTCCCTTTAGTAAAGCTTCTATACTTGCCTTTTCTTTTTCCCTGTTACTGCCAACGTCACCAACTGATAGTTGTCCATTAGTGCTTCTAAAATTAGAGTCAGCTGCTGATGTTACGGGGAATTCAGTTTCGTCCAAACTATCCACATAATGAATTAAGAAATTTTGATTATCTTCCCCCGAAAGCGCATCTCTAATATAAGACGCTGTTGTTGAAGGGTCTAAACTAAGAGTATCTTTTACATATCTCTTTAAACCGCTAACATCATTAGTCCTAATGTAGGTTTTAAAAGTATCTATTCTGGATGCATAACGTGCTAGTTCAGTTTGATCAGTAGATCCATCTTCTGGTTTTACGTGCTTAAAGTTTAACCTAGTAAGTTTTTGTTGGTTAATAGTTATGTTATTAACAACATCGTTATCAAACATTTCAAAACTACGGAAATAAAAATCTGGATCTAATGAACCTACTATCTCACCAGCCTTATTTCTTATTTCCAAAGGAAAATCGGAGTAAGCATTGAACTGACCCCAAAGTTGTTTAATTCTTAAAAATGGATTTTTCTTTGTCCCAAACTCTTCAACGAACTTTGCTTGCTGCGCAGAAGAAAGTTGTTCTCTCTTTTGTTGAAAAATATCAAAGTCAACAAGATCCAATGTAACGTTGTAAACATGAGGATATCCTTCGATTGTTTTTACATCAAATCTAATTGGTAAAACATATTTAACACCAGCCAATGCCGTTATAATATTTTTAATACCTAAGAATCCAAGTACGCCAGTAGCGTGTTCTAATCTAGCCAAACCGTTAATGTGGTCAAACATTTTTCTTAATTTAATTAATTCTTTTTCGCCAAAGATTACCATTGACATACTAATGTTTGTATCTCCACCACCAATGTGTTGGTATGTTGGTTCATCTTGCATTTGAAGTTGCAAGGGGACAAAGGTATTTGACATGCTCAAGGAAACAGCGGTCACTATCACGCTTTTTGGATCAAAATCCAACTTAATCATCGGAACTTCCCACTCTCTAATGTGGAAAGATCCAGCTCTTTCTCTAGCTGCTTCCATTAAGTCTTTTAGCGGACCATATTCAAAGAATCTATTGTACATTGTGGAAGCAAAAGCATCGCCAAATTTTCTCTTAACCGTCGCTCTTATTGAGTCAATCGTAGATTTATTCTTTGGATCGTCGACATCAAGATGTTGACTTCTTGCTTGACGTACTGTTTCTACGTCCACCAAGTGATCTAAATAGGTATCGGTTTTTGTGGCTTTTGCTTTCATTATGAATTTCATTTCAAGAAGCGTTTTATTTTTAAAGCTTAATATTCCTAATTTCCAATCACCTGTATCTGTATAAGCGTTTGTATTATCGTTCATATTTCTTAAGAAAGCTTTTCTGTCTGAGTCTAGCCCTGCACTAAGGTTTGAGCCGATAAACCCTTCAACTAATGTAGCGTAAGCACTTTCGGTAAATACTTTGGAGCTTCTGCCTGCTTCTAATATATTTATTGAACTTAAAATTTTATCCCTGATGTAGAACTCTTGATATGCGCCCTTGGAGGTGGTTACTACGTCGGAAAGAGAACGGTTATAATCGGATGCAAGATTTATGCCAAATCCACTCAAGAATGAACCCCAAATACCAGAATTTTGAGGTGTTACTTTTGCTGCATATTTTTCTGCGTCGCTTCTAAAATCAGAAATATCTGGAGTAAATATTTTTGTTTGAGTTTCTGCTGGAGTATAGAAAACTACATTGTTGCCATCTGTCCATTCTTTATAGACATTCGTAACAAATACATCATCATCCTTGTACCCTATCGTACTTGGGTCTAAGTCTAAAGTAGTTCCATTAGCAGGGACTATAGAAGTAGTTGGTGTGTTAATATTATTTGATCCGCTTTGTCCTGCTGGAGTACGGCCACTTATGTCGTTGCTGTTTCTGCCCAAAGCTTCATCTGGTGTATATTTAATAAATTCTTCGTTAACATAGTTATGTAATTTTCCTGCAGCTTTGCCCATATATTGTCTATACTTACCCCAGTGTATTGCCTGGTTAAAGTCAGATATCATTGGTAAAAGTGGTTTATGATTAAAATTATTAAAAGCAATGTCGACCATTAGACCAAATGGATAGTTTGGAATCGTAGATATTGACATTCCAGCAAGTGTAACTCCCGTTATTCCATGGACTGAATTTAGATAATGATTTTTAACTGGAAGAATAGGAGAATATTTAAAGGCAGCAATTAAGCCACGCAAAGAAGAAAGAAATTTGTCGATCTTTTCATCACTATCTCCAGTTGGCTTAAAGTCTATGCTGTAGTTATCTTTTACTGTAATTTTGGAAACGTCATCTATCGAAATGCCCCAAATTTCTTCGTAATTAGGAAAGTATAATCTCATTCCTATACTGACTTCTTTATACCCTGCGTTAAACTTTGCGGTAGTTTTTTGTCTTAAAGCCTGAGTCCCCAATGACGAAGTCTTAAATGAGGTATTAACATCTATTTTAATAGGTGGGATATAGAAGTTTGATGCACCAAGTCTTAAGTGAAATATATCAGGAGTATTTGGTGGTGTGTTTGATCTTAACGGAGTTTCTGCTAAAGCTTTTTCTATTCTTTGTGCTGTATTGATTAAGTTCCAAGCACCAGTAAATATATTTTCTCCATTAACGTGACCAAAAGATTTCATTAGATCATCAAGGATAGCTTGTGGATTATTTAATTCGTCTTCTTGACCGCCACCTTGTCCATTATTAGAATAGTCTGCTGTTATAGCTACTGCTTCAAAGAAGAAGTTAATGAGATCAGGAAAGTACTGATAAAGAGTAGCCATTGTTATTGGGTCTGATGAAAGTATCGAGATCGTAAGCGATAACTGCTGAAGCCAAGCAGTATCTCTTGTTCCATCTAGCAGTTTTGCCCCACTAGCTCTTACTGATCCTTCATTTTCGAATCTTCCTCTACCAAACTGACGAATCTGATCATTGTAAATAAGAAGATCTAATAAACCGCTATTTTGTAATCTGTCATATATATTTTTTTGATATTTAACTTGCAAATTATTTAGCTTTGAAGATATTGCAGGGGCTAATATTTTTTCAAAGACGCCAAATGAATCATTACCATGTTGGCTAGGAGACCAAACTCCGTAGATTATTCTTTCTTAATACAGTATCGTAAAGACCTGCCACATAAGTACCATGGGCATTGGTGGTGCCAGACGATTTGCGAAGAAAATCTTCTAATATTTCAAATCTAGTTCCATACTGAGCATCTACTTCAGGAGGGAGGTTTGGAACAGTTGTTGCTTCGTTAAGCGTTCCTGTAGCAATATCAAAACTTTGCAGTCTTTTTATTACTGCTTCTACAAAATCTCCTAATGAAATCCAGTTACCAAAAAGAGTTTTACCAGTACCAAAAGCGGTAACATCTCTACCTGTTTTAACCCCAGTTTTATCATCTTCGTAGTATTTAGTCCAAGCTTTTTCTAAAGACGGGTCATCAATTTGGATATTTTTCTTTATTGTCTTATCAAAGTTAGCTCTTAGATAATCTAAAATTGCTACCGTAGTTATATTAACAATTTTACTACCAGGTGTATAGGCATTAATCGTAGTGCCAATTGCTGTTTCTCTAAGAGAAACCCAAACTGGATCAGAAAATTTTGGTTTAATTATCTCTAATGCGACTGGCATAACTTTATTTTGCCATACGCTGTTATTCCTTGAGCTCTTGTAGTCTCCAGCGTAACTTGTGTCGCCTATAAAAAGGCCATAATAATCATAAACTCTTTTAGCCTTATAGGTTAAACCGTCTTGGTATGTTGACCTTAGCTCGTCGATATAATCATTTATATGCGCTTGAGTAGTAAAATTATCTTTAAGATATTTTATAATAGTTTTATCTACTGCCATAGTTTACCGCTTAATTAAAATAATTATTAATTTTTAAAATTTTATCTATGCTAGTTCTAGAAGTTTCCCCCATAGATATTCTAGCGTGATTGTTAATTATACCATTTTTGTTAAATGAATGGGTCCCTTTATTGAAAGAAGCTAATGAAATATTAGGATTTCCTTCTCCAGATAATGTTTTATTTCTAGCTTGTTGGTGTTTTGGGGCATCATATCCTGTTTTATTAAATTGGATATGAGCACTAGAAGAACCACTATAACCCTCGTAAGACGGTCTAGATGGTCCTCTTGAAGATGTTGTAGCTTCTTTAGCTTTTTTATCAGTAAGTCTATCTTCAGAGTTTCCACTATATGGTTCCTTTGAATTGTTAGCTTTAACAGTTTCTGCTGTTTGTCTAGCTTGTTGGACTTTAGGGGCTGAATTTGGGTTGTTTTTAGCAGCGTTTTTTAGACGGGCATTTGAATCGCTAAGATTTCTTTCCATGACCTATTTCCTAATAAGAACCTGCAATGTCGTCAAATGGATCACTGCTTAAGTTAGGGATACCTCGATATATAGTACTGTTTGTATTTGAATCTGTTATGATTGATGCTTGATTTATAAATTTTTTCATTTGTGCATCAGTTCCAGAAACCCTTATGTCATAAGAATCCCCATCATCGTCATTTTGAAATGATGAAAAGTCTGGATATTGAACGGTTGTAGTATCCCTTCTGTCGTATGGGTTTCCACCGGGCAAAAGAGGAGGTCCAGTAACAGCGTCGGGAGTATGATCCCTATTTCTCATCTTATGGTAGACAACAGCTCCTGCCGTTGCGGCAGCTACAGTTCCTGCTATAGCGAACTTGTGTTCGCCTATTCTATTCCCTATTCTGCCAATTCTAGGAAAATGGTCACTTATCATTTCCCCAATGCCCTTAAAGGGTATGTCTCCACCTGTTGCTCCACCGGCAGTTTCTGCTCCTTCTCGTAAAGCAGAACGAACGGCAGCGGCTTCATCTTCTGCAAGAGTACCAATAGAACGGTCAAAAGTTTCCAATATATCTGAAGTTGTCATTGGCATTGTCATGTCAATATCTGGCATGAACTGTTCAAGCATTTCTGCTACTTTAGGAGATATTTCTGCGGACTTGCTTTCGTATCTCATGCCTATCATTTTTAGTTCGTCTATGTAAGCCTTTGCTGCTTCTGGATCGTCAGCAAAACGTTTTCGCATAATTAATTTTGCTGTATTTTCTTGATCGCCAGAAATGTGAAGTTGGACAAAGTCTTCAAACATTCTTTCACTATCTTCTCCTAAAAATTCAGGAATTGTTTCTCCAGTAGCTCTTGATCTTATTTCTGGAAGAGCTTCTCCTGAATATTCACCAAAGTCTGAATCTAAATAGTCTTCCCTATATGTTCTCTTGTATGGGTCTCTTTCTAGTAAATCTGCTTCACCATGAAGACTAAATATATTTCTAAGTTTTTCTGTTAGCGTTTCACCTTCATGATCAAACATTGATATAAAATTACTAATTCTTCCTTCTTGTTCTGCTACACCTGCTGTTGCATTAAAGGTTAGTTGATTTCTTGCGTGAATGTACATTTCATCTAAAGCTAATCTATCACCTTGACCAAAAAAATCTTGGCCATATACAAGCAAGCCGTCAAGAACTTGACCTAATTTTTGATCATCTTTACTTGCAGATGTTTGAAGTTGCATTACCCTTAAGAAATACGATTCCATTGCACTTGTTATGTTACCAGGATTATCTGCTTTGTTAACAAAATCAAAAATACTTCCATGGACTACTTCTCTAGCTGCGGTTTGTAGCTCTTCTCTTCTTTGAGCAATTGCGTCTTGAGCAAAGGCTAATTTCATCGAGCTTGAGTGTATACCAGCTAATTCTTGTGTTGCAACATTTATTTCAGCTTCTTCTAGAATTTTATTAATTCGTTTAGGATCTGCATATCCTCTACGTTTCATTTCGGCTAGTTCATTTAATGCTCTATTCATTTTTGAGTTAGCTGTACCTAAGTCGTAATCATTACCGTTTATATTTAAAGATTTTAATGCTTGTTCTATGTCTGGCATTAAGGGATTTACGTTTATATCGTAAGCTGCGTATTCACTTTGACCCAATAGTCTGTTATAAAGACCAGAACCTGGTTTTACAGAGTTAACTGTTTGTGTAATAAAATCATTAAATTCTTCAGTTGCCCTCATAAGAGTGCTAACACTATATCTTTCTGCAGCAGCGTCGGTGTGCACTAAACCAAACTCTGCGTCTTCTAAGACTTTGTTAAAAGCGTCTTCCATTGCTTTTTCTTTTTTAAAGCCCTTTAGTTTTGCCCCTTGTTGCGATTCTTCTATAATTGAGTTTATAAAAGCAGTAAATTTATCTGCAGTTTCCTCACCAGCAGGATTAAGTGCTTCAATGCCAAGTTCATTAATTCTATATTTTGCTTCTTTTGCACCGTTAATCACACCCTGCAAGAATAAAGAAAAGTTTTCAGTATTAGAACCTTTAATTCTTGTAGCAATTTCGTCTAATCCCATTTCTAAAACTTCTTCTTCACCCAAGAATCCATGATAGTAAAGAGCTCGAGCCTTACCAAAAGCAAGTCCGGAGTTTAAAACCATTGCCTCTTCTACATTCTTTAGCTCAATATTAATCAGTTCTTGGGCGGCTTTTGCGGTTGCTTGATCGCTAGATGTTAATCTTCGAACAAAATCGTCTAGACCAGTAAAAGCACCGATGCTGTCTGTATGGTCTAGGTCTTGCTTATATCTATCGGTCAAACTATACAACATCTTGTAAACGGATTGGGGGTCAACGGGTTCTTCAGGATTAAAAATTTGCATTGCGCTTTGTAAATCTTCAGCTATATTTGTATACTTTAGGACTAGTTTTCCTGCGCCACCTGTACCAGTATCCAATGCAGTTTCCGGATTATAGATTGGATACGGCATCTTTAGCAACTTCGCTAGTTCAGAACCTTGAGGTCCAGATTCTTCTAGTCTAGTAATTATATCCCTCATTTGATTGACTTGAGAATCGACAAAACCTAAAGCATCAATGTAACTACCTATTTTTCCACCTGGAACTGCTGTTGTGTTAATTTCTATTCTTTGTTTCATTAAACCAAATTCACTTAATACTTTTTCTGCCAAAAAATTATCTTGACCTAGTATTTCGTGTGCAGTGGCGTAAATAAATTGATTTTCACTTAATTCTGGAGTTAATCCTCTTGCTGCTTGTAGCATTTGGTCATAATTTTTTCCACCAAAATCTCTAGGATTTGCATTTATTAAATCTTTAATATTCTTATTAAAGACAGTATCTTCGGAAGCAGAAAGCCCTATATTTTGAATTTGAATTCTAAGATCTTTTCTGTAACTTTCTACTAAAGCAGGATTCATTGCTATTTCTTCTGGAGTAAGTTGCAGTATTGTTGATCCCTTGAGTACGGTATTGCCTTCTTGATTTATGGTGACCAGTTTGTCAACTAATGTATCATTTATTTCATGAACGCGGAATCTTGAAGCTCCAACACCACTTGACGATCTCGTAGCCTCTCTGTCCATTAGGGAAAATATTGCATCGCCCACTACCTCATCAGCAAGGTATCCTTCCGTATTAGCCCCTCTATACAGAGCTGCTAATTCCATGTTATCAGCAGCGATTGCTTGTAGATATAAGACACCTCTCTCTTCTTGACTCATGCTAGAAGAAGCCAACATTTCTGGCAGTGCGTTTCTTGTTGAAGTAGTATATCTAATATTATGTTTTGTAGATACTTCTTCAGCAAATTCGTCAAGAGCTTCCCTAAAGCCCATTCCTAATTTATCTTTACTACCAAACATTCTTTGTAGTGTTAAGTCATCTAATTGTGGTGTCATTAAAGCAAATTCTTGTGGACCAGTTGGCTGTCTAAAGTCAAAAGAAATTAATTGTCTTTTACCTACTACGTTGCCACTTTCATCTAAAGACTGTGCGTTTAGAAAATGCAAGTCTGTAATAAATTTGTCGTCCATGTCAAATCCACCACCAGCTGCATACATCCATTGCGATCCTGCTATGTCAGGAATAACAAACTTATGTCCGTCATGTCTATATTTTAGTAGTCTATGAACTGTACTTTGATTGTCCCCTATATTTGTTGTAACATCTTTATAGGAATTCTTTCCAACTAATCTTGGTACTGGATTTAATTCTGTTGCATTTGCTTCTGGTCTTACTGGCTTTCTCATTGCCATAGATCCCTCTGCATCTACAGAATGTCTTTGAGTAGTTGCTAGGTTTGGGTTCTGTATTTCTATAGTTTCACCCTTTGAGTTCTTATATGATTTTCTAGCTGACGTTTGTGCTTCTCTAGCATAGGCTCTAACTATATCATTTAATTGTCCTGGAATATCATTTACTTTTCCTCCACTTCTAAGATGTGCTACGATTTCTTGAGCTTGCGCTTTATTTCTTTGCGCAGAAAAGCTGTCGGCAAAAAATAATTCGTCCCATCTTGATACATCTATGTTGGCAGTTCTTTCTAGCGAAGCCATAATTTTTTCTGGAATTTCACCAGTTCTCTTCATCTCTTCAATTTGTGCCCTAGCTACACCAAAATTTTCTTTCACTTGTTTTACTAACTCTGGGTTATTATATACAGGACTGTGAAATATATTAGCTTGCATTTCTGCGGCAACTCGTTCTGTTCCACCAAAACCACCACCAGGATCCATCACTATATATTCACCAGATCTAGCTTCTCCTGGAAGTCTAAAACTACCAAAATTTGTTTCTTTTTTTACCAATTCTTCGGATCCGACTGCTCCATAGCCCAACTCTGTTAATGCTGTTCCTATATCAGAAACAGACTTAGCGGTCGCCTCTCCCAACCCAAATCTAGTTGAAGTAACGTCTTGTAGTAATTTTGCTTCTAGATCTTGACCCAAAACTCTTTCAACAGATTTTTCTATAAGACTTATATTTTCCCTTACTGCTTCAACGGTAGCGCCTTCTATACCCATGCTTTCTGCTAATTTTTCATTAATTAATTGTAAAGTTGAACTATCTCCTACATTACTTAAGTGTTCAAAGATATCATTAACTTCGCTCAAATCTTCACCAAGAACGCTTTCGGCTGCATTTCTTACATATTCTTTTTTATTTGCTACATCTTTTAACTTTTGACGACCTAGATTTCTTATTACATATTCGTCAGTAACTTGAGATCCATCACCAACTCTCTTATAGTTTTCAACTGCGTGTTGTATTATGTTTTTTTCCCCATCGGATAAAGTTGATTCCGCAGAAGAAATATGTGCAAAAAGATCATCTAAATTAAATTGCGTTTTATCTTCTAAGCCAGTATAATAACTCTTTACTAGGTTGTTAAATTCTCCATATTTTTCTGGTTGCAGACCATTCATTTCGAATATACCTCTAAACGTTTCTGCATTGAAATCAGATTCTGCCTGACCAGCTCTTGTAACCATTATTTCTATAGCTCGTCTTTCCCTTTCCTTGCTCGGATCAGCGGCAATTATTTCTCTACCTAAATGTTTTAATAAAGAAGCTCCATCTTCCATTTTAATAGACTCTAGCAATCTAGCTTCAGTATCATTAAAGAATAAAGATATATCTCTTAGAGATTTAGGAACCATTTTTTCATCTTTTAACAAGTGAGCATATGGTCCTTCTTGCATTAGACTAACCATATCATTAACTAAATTGCTAATCTCTTTTGGATCGGCTGAAAATTCTCTTTTTGACAATTGCATTCTTTTATTTATTTTTTGAAGAAGACCAGCAATTTCTTCTTCAGGAGCATAAGATGAACTTATTCCTCCAGTATCTGGGTCTACTAATCCTTGTCCAATAGATTTAACTAATTTATTTTTATCTATAGCTCCTCCACCTAAACCAACTCTTAATTCCTCTGCTTGACGTGAAGTGAGATAGAAGACTCCTTCTTCATCGCCTTGAACTTGATACCTTAAAACTGTTCCAGTACCTTGCCTAACCGTAGCATGACCTATTGTGCTATATTCTGGACTTGCTCTTTCAGCTGCAGTTAAACTAGCTAGTTTGACTCTTTGTCCGCCAACAATAACTTCAGGTTCTTCTTGTAGGTGTAAGTCTTCAAAGGCTAATGAAAAACCGTGTTCCTTACCTTTTTTGATGTTATATGGGTTGGAATATCCCAACCTTTGAATTGAAATAGTCTTTCCAGATAAGTGCCCCAAACCTCTTTTTTCTAAAAATTCTTGTACTACAGGCTCTGTTTTCGCTCTAGCTAGAATTGTATTTAATTGCTCAGTTTGACTTACGTGATGCAAGCTGTATGGGTCTAAGGAGCTTCCAGTTAAAACATGTGCTTCAGCGACTCCGAGTTCTGCTGCTTCTCTAACAGCTGTTCGCAGTTTGTCAACTGCATATACTTTACCAGTAACATTAGATCTTATTGCAGGTGTACCGTCTTGAAGAATAATTTCAGAAAGAATACCATTTTGAAAAAATTCGCCCTTATACATAAGTATTACCTAATCCCTGCTGAAACGTTAACTCTATTATCATTATTGTATCTTTTAACGGGAATCATTCTTCCGTTAATTCCATTGTCATTCATTAAGGCTTGTAACTTTTGCCTTACTTCCTTAGCGGAGTTAATTTTTTTTCCACTGCCAAATTCTGGATAACTTGGATTTGTTAAATTAGCTTCTTTTATCTGTTGTGGATAGTAACCCATTTGAGACATTTCCAGACCCATAGATTGTCCAGTTTTAATTTTAACATGTTCCATATTTGTATTTGGGTGCCATCCTTCCCAATTCGGGCCAGGAAGTTCATGCGTTTGGAAATAGTCTACTAAGTCTGGTTTTTTTTCTACTGGCATTCCCCATGCAGCTTCATAGATTCTTCTTTCTAATCGACCTGCTGTTGATAATATATTTTTTCTTTCATGTTCTGGAGCAGTAATCATCTCTTTAAAATAATCTTTTTTCCTCTTAGGAATACCTGCGGCTAAAACATCTATTGAAGGAGTATCCAAGTTAGTACCATACATTGTCTTTCTAGATGCTGCCATATATTCTTTAGCGGTTTGTTCATCACCATTTAGTCTTGCTCTAGCTGCGGCTGTAGTGTATTTGGTGTAATTTAATATATCTGAATATTCTTCTAATGCTAGTTCTTTTTTTCTTTCAAGTGGAATAAATCTTTTTCCAGTAACTGCACTGGATATTTTATGGGCAGCTGAATAACCACCTACCGTTAATGCACCGATGGTGCCACCAATAATTCTACCCTTTCGTGATCCACCAAGGATACTTGCGCCTACTGTTGCACCAATTGCGCCAGCTAATAAAGGATTTCTTTGAGTACCTTTGTAATAAATTGGTTTAATAAAGCTTTCTACTGGTCTTTGCCACTCTGGGAATGTTGCACCATATACATTTTTTCTTTCCCAATTTTCTGTTGCATTTTGTTCACCTGTGAACTTATTATTGATAAAGTTGTCTGTATGTAAAAAAGCTTCTTTTGCTGTAGAAAAAGGATTTTTGATTGCGTTAGAAATTGTACCTTTAGTTTGGTTATAGGAAACAAATTGAACTTTAGATTCTTGAATTGCTTTCTTTTGAGCCCTGATTTGTGATACTTTTTGTCTTTCCTCTTCGGAAAGATCCATCTTATCTACTCTTCTATCTAATTGCTTAAACTCTCTAGAAAACGGAGCAACGTCTGCTAATATATCTAACTGATTGACAGCTCCATATTTACCATTTTTACCTGGATAAATTTTATTGAATCTTTCATACCCTATACCAGGTAAACGTATTTCTCCTTCTGCTACTTTCGTATAAGGATCTCCCGTTGTAAAATCTATGAAGTTATCGCTTCCTGGTAGGAAAGGATATTTTTTACCCATTGTATTTTTAATAGGGTTTAGGTAACTAACATCAGTTCTTTCCCTAGGAACAAGTCTTCTTACTATTTCTGATAATTCTATATTTCCCAAGGGGCCTTGAGACGGAAGAGGTATGTCACCCATTCCACCAAGATTCAAGTCCCAAAATGCTCTTGTTGATCCATACGCTTTGTCAGCGGATTGCAAAACTGCTCTATCTGGACTTAAGTCTTGTTTCCCTAATCCTAATTTTTGTCTAATTTGACCAAAGCCAAAACCATATATACCAGCTGTTTCTTGTAATTTATAACCTAAGTCTCCAGCTTGATATTCATTAGATCCAGTTCTTATAGGAGCTCCTGCTGAAACAATTTTTTCAGGCATCATTTTTGGACCTGATGGTGGACCATAAGTAACTTCTTGAGCTACACTTTCGCCTCTTGTTCTATTAGTTCTTTTTATTTTTTTAGATTTAGTATCAGAACCATATCCTGTTGATAGTGAATTGTTAGCAGAAGATATTTGTTTTATTACACTTTGAGCTGCACTTCCAGTAGGCCCTGCTGCGTTAGAATATCTTTGATTGGCTGCAGCAATAGAACCATCCCCATTACTGCTAGAGTTTATTGGTACAAATTTTGTTGGTTTTAATGGGAGAGAAGAAGGTGGCGCAGCTGGATAAGATACTCCTGGGTTTGGAACCATGTTAGACTTCTCATAAATGGTACGTTGTTGTCTTAGATATGCACCTGATTCTCCAGCAGGTTCGTATGAGGCAAGGGCTCTATTTACCTCTTCTTCATGCATTGTCTTTTGTGGTTTAAGTATTTTTCCAACAGTCATATTTAATGCTGGAGTTAAAGCACCAAATGGACCAGTGAAATATTCTCCAGTTAAAGGATATGGTCTATCCTCATAATGCTCACGTTCAAATCTATATGGATCTATTGGTCTAAGTGGAGAATAGTCTTGGTTGTATAATAAGTTTTCCATTGGGGTCCCAAGACCCTCTGGTGTAAACTTTCCAGCTGATTTTAATCTTCTATACCAAGAAGGTCTAAAGTATTGGATTTTTCCACCTTTAAACTGAGTATTACCTAAGGCCCACCATCTGCCTTGTCTTACAGCTGTTTCGCCTTCTAGTAGTTGGTTTTTCTTTTGAGCGTAATCCATTCCACCAGGAGTAATCGCTGACATCATAGCTCTTGCTTCTACTGCTACTCTTGCTGCTCCAGTTGTTACTAAGGGTGTGTATACTTTATTGCCATTTTCATCTCTATCATTAACAGCACCACCAAGCTCTCTGTCTACGGCTAGAGCTGTTGTTGCTATAGCAATTCCAGGGAGAACCCTTTGGCCCATATAACCAGCTGCATACATTGATAATGGGCCACTATAAGCGTTTGGATCTACCCCAGCCCCCACTGTCCCAAAGAATCTATTAAGCCTTTCTGACATGTGCGAAATTGGTACAGAACCAGATGAAAAACCTTCTTCATTTCCATATGTTCGTATTCCACTTGCGCTTAATAGAGTATCTTTAGGATTTCTTTTTAATGCCGTTGAAAAGGTTGGCATGACCGTATATTCTGAATCTCCAGAAATAGGAGAAACATTATCTGTAAATTTATATTTACTTGGAGAAAAATATTTCTTTACGAATGGTGCAGCTTTGCGAATAGGAATTGAGTGCTTAGATAACCTTGGTTCTGCAATTGAGCCTTCCGTAAAAGGACGCAATAGTTCTGGATTCTCTTGAAGAATTCTTTTACTTTCCCTAAATCTTTCTGCGGGGTTAATTTGAATCCCAGCAATAAGATCTGTTCCCTTTTCAAAGTTGTATGTTTCAAATGCCGCTAAGTTAAATACAGTAGATGTTGTAGAAGATTGCGCTTCTGCTCTTTGAGCTGCTGTTATGATTCCCTGAGTATATAGATCATCAATTCCACTGGAAATTCTTTTAATTACCTCAGGAGCAAATTCTTGTCCTAAGATAACTTCTTGCTGTATAGCTAATCTTACTGCTTCTGATTTAAATTCATCTAAATTAGTTAAAATACTTGGTGAATTTTCAAATAATCTGGATTCAGCAGAAAGTTGGACTTGATCCATTTCTGTAAATCGAAGTAATCTATTATGACCCTTTTTTAAAGTTGCATATTGATCAAAAATCTTTTCTGCTTTATCTGCCTTACCTTGTTTAACTAACTGGACACCTGTTTCGTGAAGTGCGTTAATGCTTTCTTCGAAACCTCCTACTATTTTTTGAACGTGAGAAGTATTAGTTACCGTATTGAAATTTCTAATTAAGCTTTCACCATATCTATCGGCTTCTCTTGCTGCATATGGAAGAATAGTATTTTCACCTAAGAGTAGGTCTGCAACTTTTCTTGGAGTTCCTTGATTGAATGTACTATCCGCAAAAGCGGTAAAAGCTTCCATCAAATCGGCATGCGATGCTACAGTTTCTCCAGTTCTAGCATCTAATAAAGTTTGTCTAGTAACCTGTCCAGATGTTTCTGAACTTAATATTAATTTTTTTCTTCTTCCAAATCCAGGTACGCTAAATTCTTCGCCTTCTTTTGCGGAAATGATCTTAGCCATGACTGCTTCATTGTTTATATCAAATTTCCTATTAACCATTCTGCCGATAAATCTTGGGACAGAAGGAGATTGTTCTGGATCAAAATTTAATGCTGTTTTTAGGAATGAATCATTTTCTGGTTTTACTCTTCCTTCGCCTGATGCAAACTCTGCAGTTTTTCCTGTCATCGACTTAGAGTCTCTAGATAACGGTCTAAATTTTCCTGCTAATTTTTCTGCCTCTATCTGGCCAGTGGCTTCATTGAATCGATAAACATTTACCTCTCCTTTTGAGCCAAGGAAACCACCAGTTCTGCTCCACGTTAATAGTTCTGCCCCTTCGGCTTCATTTCTTACAAATGGGTTATTAGACCTTCCTGGTATGATTTGAAAATCACCCGCTTTTCTCATAGCAGATAAATCTTTACCGCCCAATAGTGATAGTGGATTAAAGTGAACTACAGGAAGTTTAATCTCATTTGTTAAAAAATCAAACGTCTTTTGAGCTGCTTCTATTACTGGATTTACATCTAAAGACCCAGATCTTCCTGCTTCACCATATCTGTATCTACCAGAAATGTTATGCTTTGGAGATGATGGCTTGGTGATGCTTGCTTTAAAATTTTCGATTTGACTATAAATCTGCCCTTGATCTTCAATAAAGCCTGGGTCTAGAAAAGGAACGTCTTTATTATTTCTTAATGATTCTAATCTTATTTTGTCTGATTTAAGTTGATCGTCTAAACTAATTTTTTTAAAACCAAGATAACCTCTAAGCCCACCTTCTAGCGAACCTGTTGTCATTATCTTTTGATCCATTAAGTAGGCTCTTAGTTGTCCTAGATTTGATGGATCTATACCTTTATCTATTAAGAATAGTTCAGCACTGCCTTTGTTATTCCACCCTAGGTGTTTTGCTGCTTGTTGTGATAAAAATTTTAATTCAGCGTTTCCAACTTTATTTGCCGTATAATCGGAACTTAATATTCTTCCTTCAGTTAATATGGTTGAGGTTAAATTGTCTGATTCTCTTTGAAGCATTATATTTTGGAGTTTATCAGCCTTAAGTTTAACTAAATCATTAAAATCTCCATCTTTTAATGCCTCGTCTGCTGTTTTGAAAACTTTTTGTAAATTGCGAGCGTCTATATCTAATTTATATGAATTATTTGCTGTTCTTGCATATTTTGATGAGTTAAATTTTTCTATAAGACCGGCAAAGAAGTCATCATGGAATATCTTCTGACTACCTATAGCTATTTTTTCCTCTGCAGCTACGACTATTAGTTCTTCTCCTTGACCTAAACCAATAACTGTTTTTAGGTGGTCTTTTTCAAATTTAAGAGAATCAGTAAATCTTTTTGCAGTTTCCTTATCAATACCATATGTATCTATTAGGTTTTTTTCAACTACTTTTTTATATTCTTCATTTGTTACTCTATCTAAAAGACTTTTTTTACTTGGTCCTCTAGACTTTCCGTCCTACATTTGTTATTGCGCTTAATCTATCAGCAATTCTTTCAAAAGGTTGATTAGATTTAATTTGCAATTCTTGTATTGTTCTAGCTAAAGAGTCCTTGTATATAAGGTGAAGGTCAGCCAATTCTGCAGAGCCAACTCCAGCAGCATCCCTTGTAACTCTTTCCGTTCCCCTTAATAGGATGTTGTCAAGTTGACTAGTGTCTTTTAATATTGTTTGAGCGTCTTTTACTAATCTGTATTTACCTTTTGTGGCTTGTGCACTGTTCATAACAGATTTTGCACCAGGTATTAGACTAAGCAGTTCTTCGTTTGTAACCTTAGTTCCTACTGTTTGATTATTCCTGCCAAAAAGACTAGTGGCTAAAAATCTTGCTTTTTCTCTTCTTCCTATATCGGAACTGATAGAGCTAGCATCTGAAGTTGTTGGATTCAAGCCTCTTCTATTTTGGTATAATTGAGCTACGGTATTTCTTCCGTGCTCTCTATTCTGCTCGATCCATCCAGCAGCTAAGGCTCCTGTTGACCTTGCAGACAAATCAATTGTCTTACCTAGTAAATCAGCTGCATCATGGCCAACCTCTTGCAGTAGTGCCTGAAGGCCTTTTGCGCTACCAACCATCATCTTTGCGGCTTTGGCTCTAAACATACCCGCAGCAGACTGTTGGATAATAGAATCCCAATTATTTGCCGTTTCATAAAAGAAATTAAGAGAGCTTGATTTAGCAACACCAGCAGCAGCCCCAGGAATAGCATAGCCTAAAGTATAACCAGTAAGAGCTCTAGTAAAACTCTTACCTAAATCGGTAACAATAGACGTTGGACTATACCATTTTTTGTCTCTATTATTTTGTTCGTCTTTACCATGTCCAGTAATTTTATCTTGAACTTTATTCGCCACCATTAAGGCTGGGACTTCATACAGTGATTTTCTAGCAGCTCTTACGAGCTTAGACTGCATTTCTTGCCTAGCACCCCACTCTGTGCCTGTCTCTCTAGCATAACCAAAGCTTCTTCTAAAAGACTTGTCGCCATATCCAGTTGATAAGTTTTGAGATACATCTGTACCCAGGTTAAAGACTAATCTTTCAGTTCCTGCGGTTTCTCTAGCTACACCCTCTAGTAGGTCTAGGGTACTTCTTACCTTAAGTAAGTTTCTTTCTAACCCTGCAAAAACGCTACTTCTATTTTCGGCTGCTGCTTGAGATAATTTAAAGCCAAGCTTCATCCCGCCTTGTCTAAAAAAGGCTCCCGAATAATGAACGGCTAATCCTGTAGCGATAAATGCTGTTGCTGTTTTTAAAGCTGGATGCCCATGCAACGCTTGTTCTATAAAACCAGAATTTGGTGATGGGTTATCTTTTTGTCCATTTTGATTTCTAAGGTCACGAGAAGTAACACCAAAACCTATATTATGTATTGGTTGGCTGTCCCTTTGCATAAATACCTTTTAATCTTTTATGTACTAACCTCTGCCCATAAGCTTTCTAGCAATTGGGTCTTCATACGCTGCCTCTCCTTCTTTTCTGGAGGCATTGTATCTAGAAGCTTTCTCTGCTTCTTTTTGTTTTTCTTCTTCGGGATCTATTAATGCCAAAGTTACATTTGTAGATTCCATACCAGCGGTAGCTTGTTGTATCTCTATAATTTTTTCAGCTAGAGCTACTCTTTCTGCCAATTGAGAATATGTTAAACCATCTAAAAACTCTGGGGTATATGTATGTATAGTAGCCAAAACAAAGGCTTTCATTAAGCTTCTAACAGAAGAAGCTTTTTCTCTTTTTTGCTCTAAAATCATTTTAGCTACTTTAGGAGAAGAGAAACCAGAAAATTGTATTATTTCTTCACATAGAGAAGATACTGCTCCTGGAGGAATCTGGTTTATATCAAACTCTTCAGGATGAACTATCGAGGATAGCAATATGATGTCCTCTATATCGGCAGAGGAATAGTCAGAATTATTTCTATATTCCGCAACTTTATCAAATTCGGAAAAATTTAATTCTTTAAAATAATATTCTTTTCCGTTTTATTGTAACATTAAATATAGAACCATATTTCTGCTTTAAGGAATATAATGATTCTGGATCTAACATTTTATAGTTGTCTTACCTCTAAGGCTACGAAGCCTGAAGCTTCAAGTACCTCTTGTGAGATAAGCGATGGGAGGCCTGCCATGTCCTCTGTAAGCGATCTTTTATCGTAAGATGGGTAAAGTATGCACAGTTCTGAAATAGCTTCCTCATTCCACATATTAGCTTCGGCCTGAGACATCTGACCAGCCTGGATAAGCTGTTCCATCTTCTTTACTAATTGCTTGTATTCAATTCTAGAAAGCACTCTCCAAATTATATGCTTATCAAAGGAGATGGAAGTAACGTATACTTCTCCATGCATTTTTTTCCAGGCTTTTACTTGGCCTGCGGTTGGACCATCTTCGAATATCTCGACATCGTCTTCAAGCTGATCTACAGAAGTTGCTTCTGCGGGATCTTCTACCATGTCTGATCTTACTACGACTTCATCATCCCCTTCTGGGGCATCTTTGACTGAATAAACTTCTGCGTAATCTGCAGACGCCATTTCTGCTAAATTCTCATCATTATTCTTAACGATAACTTTTCTATTCTCTGACATTAAAACTCCTTTATTAAATATCATTCATTATATCATATATTATCAGTTTTTGGCTAAAGTGTTCCTAATCCTTGGAAGTTTATATTAACCATTGGATTTTGGACTTCTTCTCCAACATTATTAGCTGGAACAGTATTGGTTGTATTTGGTACTGTTGTAACATTAGCTCTATCTGATCCATTTCTAATATTGGCATTTGAAAAGTAATAATCTCTTGCCATAAAAGAATACTGCTCAACTAAGGCTCCGCCTGCAGCTTGGTATTGCGTTGACATCTTAGTTAAGTGAACATTTTGTATAATAATCTTCATTGGATTTTGATTAGTGCTTAACTTTACGGTTCTTTGATTTACATCCGTAACCATTATTCTATCTAGATTGTTCATTCTTTCTATGTCTGCAGAACTAGAATTATCAGTTGCGCCAATAGTAGTTAAGCTTGAATCCTGAACTCCATACATTATAACTAGATTAAATGGGGGATGGGCACTAAAAATATTGTGGTCACCATTTGCATATCCACCTTGAACATTGTCTGCTAAAGCTGGGTTGACCGCACTAGTGGTCACTCTATCTAATTGGCTATATCCCCAGTATTTTGATACATTCTCTTCATCTATAGAAGATTCTGTTTGAGATCTTAGGGAAGAAACAACACTTCCTACATTGGTTTTTGAAGAAGCTGAATTGACTCTGACTTGAGCTGCTTTTTCAAGCAGATCTGTCATTCTTCTAGGATAACGCGTAAATACGCTGATTACTCCTGCTACGCCTCTAGTGCCTAACATCATTGCATCAAAATTATAAGACCAGAATCCATATAGTGGAGTTTTTTGCTGTTCAATAGCAAAAGCTAAACCCTGTATATCTAATTCATCCTTAGGGTCAAATAAACCATCAATGTATACCTTTACGTCTTCACCAGAAAAATAATAGTCATAATAGCTACTAAAAGTTTTTTCATTTGAGTCTTTTCCACCTGCCCAAACCAAATCTATATCATTGGATAGTGGATCAAAAGTTGTTCCAGCTCCTGCTAGTTTGTTATTAACAACCTGCCCGTATGGAATATAACCACTAAATGGTCTATATGGTGCTGCCATTTTATACCTATCTTTGAATTATGTCTATAAAGTTTTTATAGTCAGAAACTACTGAGTCACCAAAAGCATTGTTTGAAATTTGAAGTCTTTCAGCTTTTTCTGCCGCTAATTGCTGAGGATATCTAATCTCATCATCTGCTGGGTCTAATTGTATCAATGGTTGTATTCCTCTAGCCATAAACATGTATGTCTGTTCGGTGATAAGGTCGTCAATAGACATTGTTTGACCTTCATCGACTATTGTTACTCCAAATATTTTCATTTTAGCAGCCATACCATATTCATTGAAGAAGCTAAATACTATATCAAATGGTGGTAACATATCTGCTACTGGAGAATAAAATCCTCTAGTTTGAGCTAATGCTTTTTTGAAATTGTCTATTCTGTAAAAAGCATACTCGTTAAACACTGTAAATATCATTGATCCAGCTATTGTTCTGGCTCCTTTGACAAAACCTCTTGGGTTTACGTGCCCCAAGGTTCTTACAGGTGAATTTTCCCTGTGCATAGAATAGCTTATTGTTTGTAATTCCGCTAACTCTATAACATCACCTTGGTCTTCTGATATCCCATTTGGTCCAATTTTAGGAATAACAAGTGTTGCCATAATGTCTGAGCCAGAAAATGACATATCCGAAAAAGGATCTGGTAAACCATTGTCATTTCTAAATTTCTTAATAGTATTACCGTAATTTGTAGCTCTTCTACTCCTAGTAGTTAGGCTAGTCAATTCGTCTATGTCTAAATAGCGGGGAAGATCTGGATCTGCCATTGTGTGTCCTTTGTATAGAAAAAGATAGTGGAGAACAAGTTTAACCCATCCTCCACTATCTTTATACTCTTTTTATTGTTTATTAAATTATGGACGTATAATCTCTGAATTAAGCGCAGATGAAGATACAGCGTCTCTACTGATGATCGAGTTAAGATCTTCAGTATTCATTCTATGAAGCTGATCTGTAGCGATTCTATACATAGGACCAATTTCACGAGCAACATAAGTCATTGTCTCTTCAATTACGATGTCATCCATTGATGCTCCTGAGCCCTCATTGAGGAGTTCGCAACCATAGATTGATCTTGCTGCTGCTTGACCATATTCGTTAACAA